CGGCGAAAAACCTTGGCCCAATCTACTGCAAACCGGCGGGGGGTTCCCCAACGACGTAATGATTCAACCGGTTCTGAATGTCCACAGTAACGGATTCGAGGAGCTCAAGTAATGGCGGGATTCGTTAGTGAGACGGTCAACGCGAATGGCCATGTCTTGCAGGTCTCCAAGGAGCCCATGGCGCTCGAGAAGTTCCCGCCGCCAGCGGAGCTGACCAGCGCAGAGCGAGCCGTGTGGACCAACGCGCTTCGCGAGATTCCGTTGCGCGTCTTTCGCGAGCGCAACGTGCATCTGCTGCGCGAATACTGCCGCGTGCGCATCCGGTTCGAAGAGAAGGACTTCGAGCCGTTCACGCGCGAATACAAGCTCGCGTTCAACTTCATTCTTCGCCTCGAAGGACTTCTCGGGATCTCCATCCCTGCGGAGTTTGCCCGTCAGCGTTACCTGTCGAGGGTCCAGACGCAGGCCGAGGCCCTGGCGCTCAAGCGCGACATGCTCAAGGCTCAGCGGGAGGGCAAACTTCCGGCCGGATCTCACCAGGAGGACGCTCCCACGGGTCCGTCTCGGCAGAAATTCTCGTATGTGGGTGGGAGACCATCGTGAAGCTGATACTTCCACCGGGGGTCGCTCGCCCGAAAGTCCCGGCCGCTCCGAAGACGCCGCGGTCGCCGGACGATTGGCCTCTAGCGGAGAAGGTCATCTTCTACATCGAGACGTTCAAGGTCCCCGACGGACCGGACGTGGGGCAGAACATCAGGCTTCGAGACTGGCAGAAGGACTTCCTCCGCGCGGTCTACAATCCGATGATGTTCACTTCCAAAGGCGACCGGGTTCGAGCGGTGCGGCAGGCCACGATGACTATCGCCCGCAAGAACGGCAAGACATCCCTCGCGGGGGCGCTCCTGCTCGTTCACCTCATCGGACCCTGCGCGATCTGGAACGGACAGCTGTTCAGCGTCGCCTACGACACTGGACAGGCCGCGCTCGCCTATCGCGCTCTGTCGAGTATCGTTCGGCAGGACGCTGAGCTGTCAGAAATGGTCTTCTTGACAGATTCAGCCAAGCTGGCTCGCGCACCGCAGAGCGCGTCGAGCTACCGAGCCGTCTCGGCTGAATCTCGGAACAAGCATGGCCTCAATCCGCAGTTCGTGCTGTTCGACGAGCTCAGCCAGTTCGGCAAGGACCGCGAGCTGTTCGATGTCATGGCAACGTCCATGGGCGCTCAGCAGCAGCCGCTGATGCTCATTATCTCCACGCAGGCGTCGGACGACTCCGCGGTGCTGAGCGAGATCATCGACTATGGCAGGAAGGTCAACACGGGCGAAGTCGTCGACCCCACGGTCCATCTGACCGAATACTCCGTGCCCAACGAACTCGACGCGTGGGACGAGGCAAACTGGAAGCTGGCGAACCCTGCTCTGGGGGATTTCCGCTCGTTGGACGAGATGCGTCAGTTCGCGCAGCGCGCACGAGCCATGCCGAGCATGGAGCTGACTTTCCGCAATCTCTACCTCAACCAGCGCGTGATGCCGACCGGCTCCTTCGTCAGCCCGGACGTGTGGGAGGCGAACGCCAGAGACATCGACCCCGAGATGTTGATCGGCCGGACATGCTACGGCGGACTCGACCTTTCCGCCAAGACGGACTTGACCAGCTTCGAATTGGCCTTCGAGCCCGAGGAACCGGGCGAGCCGATCTGGATATTGTCTTTCTTCTGGACGCCTGAAGGCACCCTGGAGATCCGCGAGAAGCGCGACAAGGCTCCGTATGGTCAGTGGGTCGCGGAAGGCTTCCTCGAGACCACTCCGGGCAATGCCGTGGACTATCGCTACGTCGCCTCGCGTATTGCCGAGCTCAGCGCCCTCTACAACATCAAGTCCATCGGCTTCGACCGCTGGCGTATCGACATCATGAAGACGTGGTTCGACGAATACGGACTGGAGGTGCCGCTGATCCCCATTGGTCAGGGCTTCAAGGACGGAAGCTTGATGGTGGACGCGCTTGAGGCGGAGTTGCTGGCCGGAACGCTCGCCCACGGGGGACATCCAGTCCTTCGCTGGAACGCCGCCTCCGCGGTCATCATGCAGGACCCGTCGGGCAACCGAAAGTTCGCCAAGAACAAGAGCCTCGGCCGCATCGACGGGATTGTCGCTATGGCGATGGCGATTCGCACACGGGAGATACTCGGTTCGATGGTTGATCAGGCCGGATCACCCGGGATCCTTGTCCTGGGCTAAAAACGGCGCTTGCGCCTGGGTTTGGGCCGTGCTAGGCTGGCACAACGCCCATGGGCAGCACGGAGATCTGTTCAAAATGACAATGCCCGTCGTCATTCGGGGTCAGCAGTCCGCCGCGGACCCGTGGGAGTTCGTTGCCTCCAGCGAGGCGGTCGACCGATACGGCGACGTGGTCATGGCCTCGGCCTGGGACCTTCGCAACTTCAAGAAGAACCCCATCGCGCTGTGGCTCCACTCCGGCGCCAATCCCATTGGCGTCTGGGAGAATGTCCGCGTCGAAGGCGGAAAGCTGCTCGCCCGGCTGGTCATGGCGAAGCCCGGCACCTCCAGCGTCATCGACATGCTCCGCGGTCTGATCGAGCAGCGCATTCTGCGCGCCGTCAGCGTGGGGTTCATGCCCAAGAAGTGGGAGGATCTCGACCCCGAAAATCCCAGGGCTGGCCGCCGATACACGAAGGCCGAGCTTCTGGAGATCTCGGTGGTCACCATCCCCGCGAACCCCGAGGCCCTGGCGGTCGCCAAGTCCCTCGGCATGACCGACGAACTTCAGTCGGCCCTGTTCCTGCCCAGCGAGTCCGCCGGGTCCGTCTCCAAGTCCTTCACCCGGCCGAACGCCGAACGCACCTCCACGAGGAACACTCCGATGAAGACCCTGGCTCAGCAGATCAAGGCGCTGGAGGAGGAACTCGTTCTCCACCGCGACAAGGTCACCGAACTCTCCGCCGTCGATCCGACCGAGGAGACCGACACCGAACTGGCCGAGGCCACCGCTCAGCTGAATGCCGTGACGGACCGCCTCGAGCGCCTCCAGGCGGCGCAGGCCGCGATCGCCCGGAAGGCCGTCGCCCCGCGTGTCGAGCCCGATGCCGACCCGAATGCGCCGACGGCGCCGCGCGTCTTCGCCCGTGCCAAGCAGAAGGCGCCGCCCGCGGACATCCTGATGAAGGCGGGCTTCGCGACCTTCCGCTCCATCGTGACCCGCACGCCGATCGACACCGTGATCAAGGACCTCTACGGCAGCGAGGCCAAGGAGATCGACGTCATCGTGCGCGCCGCGACCGCGGCGGCGAGCACCACCGTCCCGGCCTGGGCGGGGGAGCTCATCGAGGAGCAGACCGCCGAGTTCGCCACGCTGCTCGTTCCCACGTCCGTGTTCGCGGCCTTCCCGGGCTTCGGCGTCTCGTTCGACACCACCGGCAAGATCCGCATTCCGGGCCGGAACTACGCGGTCGGCGTGTCCGGCGGCTTCGTGGGCGAGGGTGGCGCCATCCCGGTGAAGGCCGGTGCGCTCACGTCCATCCTGATGACGCCGCACAAGGTCGCGGTCATCATCGCGCTGACCCGTGAGCTGGCGCAGCGGAGCTCGCCCGCCGCCCTGCCGCTGTTCCGGCAGATGGTGCTCGAGGATACCAGCATCACGCTGGACACGCTGTTCCTCGACAACACGGCGGCGGTCGCCGGCATCCGTCCCGCCGGCATGCAGACCTTCGCCACCGGCGACAACACCCGTGCCTCGTCCGGCTCCACGCTCCAGAACATCATCGCCGATGTGAAGGACATGGTCAGTCAGATGGGCACGAACCGCCTCGGCCGTCGGCCGGTGTGGATCATGAACGAGGCCAATCGTCTCGGTCTGTCCATGCTGACCAACGACCTCGGCCAGTTCATGTTCAAGGATGAGATCGGCCGGGGGACCTTCTTCGGCTATCCCATCATCTCGTCGCTGAACGTCCCGACGGGCATCGTGTTCCTCATCGATGCCAACGAGATCGTGAAGGCGGCGGAGGGTGCGCCGAACTTCGACGTGTCCGAGAGCGCCACGCTCCACATGGACACCGTGCCGAATGCGGACATCGCGGTTCCCACCACCGGGATCGTCAGCCTGTGGCAGACGGACCAGATGGGCCTCCGGATGATCTGGGATCTCACGTGGGCCGCGCGTCAGGCGGGTGCCGTGCAGACCCTCACCGGCGTCGCCTGGTGATCTCGGCGGGCGGAGCTTCACGGCTCCGCCCGTCTCCCTCTTGTCAGAAGGACCGTTTCGATGGCTGTCGCCCCGTTCCTGCCGCGAAGCGGCACTCCCTACATTCCGCGTCCCGCGCTGGACATCATCGCGCAGAACGCGAGTGGGAATACCGTCGACATCCTGGTGGGTGGAATCACGACCGATCTCGCCGATGGCAAGGTCACGCTTCGTGTGTTCAACCCCATGGGTGCCCGCGTGCATGATCTCCAGGAGGACGTTCTCGAAGACGAGGACGAGGTCACCTTCGCGGGGGTGACCGTCGACACTCCGGGTCCGCATCGTGTCGTGGCCGTCACCAGCCTCGGGCAGGTCGGTCGCGAGATCGTTGTCACCGCCGCTCCGGCGGCTCCCACGAATTCCGCCGTTCCGACCATCACCGGCACTCCGACGGTCGGCCAGACGCTGACCTCGGCGAACGGAGCGTGGACGGGCAGCCCGACGTTCACGCGTCAGTGGCTCGCGGATGATGTCGAGATCGCCGGCGCCACGAATACCACGCTCGTCCTCGGCGCCGAACAGGAAGGCGCCGTTATCAAGGTTCGCGTGACCGGCACGAACGCCGGAGGAAGCGCCTCGGCCACCTCCGCGGGCACCTCCGCCGTCGCTCCGGCCTGATCCGATGGGAGCGCTCCAGACCTTCGCGCGCGGAGCGGTGGCGCTGGTTCAGCGCTCCTTCCCCCGAACATCGGGGGAACCGACTCCGCCGCCCTGGTTCCCGACGAACTGGTGGCAGCTTGGATTGCGGGTTCCGTCCCGGGGCGTGAACCCGGTGGTCGAGTCCTGCGTCTCGGCCATCACCCAGACCGTCGCCTCGCTTCCGCTGCATCACTGGCGGATGCTCCCGAACAACGGCCAGGAGCTCATCCTCAACAGCCCTGCCGCCCGACTGCTCCGCAAGCCGAACCGATATCAGACACGGACGGACTTCATCCTCAACTTGCTCCGCAACGAGCTGTTCAACGGGAACGGCTATGCGGTCGGGCTCAAGGACGAGAACTTCAAGTTCGAGAGCCTGCATCTCGTCAACCCGAACTCGTGCCAGCCGCTTGTCTCGCCCGAGGGCGACGTGTTCTACCAGATCGGTCTGTCGGATATCGCCGCCGGGGTCGCCGGGGTCCAGTCGCTCGTTGTTCCGGCGGAGGACATGCTGCACATTCGCATGCAGACTCCGCGCAGCCCGCTGATCGGTGAAACTCCGCTCATGGCAGCCGCGCTGTCCATCGACGCAGGGAACGCCATCCATCGGCATCTCGCCGGCTTCTTCTCGAACATGACGCGGCCGAGCGGCTTCCTCAAGTCGACCACCGCTCTCAAGCCCGAGCAGGCTGAGATCCTTCGGACCGAGTGGCAGCAGGCATTCGCCTCCGGAAATGCGGGCCGGGTGGCCGTGCTCCAGGGGGGACTCGACTGGCAGGCTCTGACGATGTCCGCGGTCGATGCTGCCATCGTTGAATCCTACCGCATGACGGTGCATGACATCGCGCGCATTTTCCGTGTTCCCCTCTCCGTCATTGGCGAGCCGGGCGGCACGACCTACGCGAACACCGAGACGCTGATCCGTCACTGGCTCAGCACCGGCCTCGGTTTCATTGTCGAACATATCGAACTGGCCCTCGACGCGTTGTTCGAGCTCCCGCCCAACGAGTTCATTTCGTTCGATCTGGAGTATCTGCTGCGAGCTGATTTCGTGGCGCGCGTCGAGGGTCTGACCAAAGGCATCCAGGGTGGCCTGTTCTCGCCGAACGAGGCCCGAGCCAAGGAAGGTCTGGCGCGTGCCGTCGATGGAGATGAGCCGAGGCTCCAGGCGCAGGTCGTGCCTCTGTCGTTCGCGTCCAAGACGCTTCAGGCCGCGACCAACACGCCTCCCGCCGCAGGCAAGGACCCTCCGCCACCCGAAGACGAGCCCGAGGAGGACGAGACCTCCGACGAGCCCGATGAGAAGTCCACCGAGGCCCTTCACAAGGAGGCTCTCTTCGTGCTGAAGGTGAAAGCCGATGCCTGAGCTCACGTCCCGGGAGTTCGCTCTCCTGCGTGCGGTGGATGCCGCCCTGGACCAGCGACTCGGTGCCGTCAAGGCCGAAATCATGACCGCCTTCACGGGGGAGTTGGTCAAGCGCGATATCGAGCATCGCGAGCAGATCGTGTCGTTCCGCGAGCAGTTCATTGGACTGCGCGAGAGTCCACCGCTTGGTGAGGACGATGTCATCCGGCTCATCGGCAGCACCGTTCAGACCATCGAGGGTCCGCCCGGTGAGCGTGGGCTCGATGGAGCGCCCGGTCGTGACGGCGAGCGGGGTCCACCCGGTGAGCGTGGGCTCGATGGAGCGCCCGGTCGAGACGGTGCGGATGGACAGCAGGGTCCGCCCGGTGAGCGTGGGATGCCTGGTGACCGGGGTCCGCCCGGCGAGCCCGGTGAGCGTGGACTGGATGGCGAGCCCGGACCTCAGGGCCTGCCCGGTGAGCGAGGGCTCGACGGAGCCCCCGGCCGAGACGGTGTCGACGGAGCCCCCGGCAAGGACGGTGAGCGTGGGCTCCAGGGCGAGCAGGGTCCGCCCGGCCGAGACGGTGTCGACGGAGCTCCCGGCCGAGACGGTGAACGTGGACTCGATGGTGCGCCCGGCCAGGACGGCGGCATCACCAGCATCAGTCGCTGGACCGAGGACTATGTCCATCGCGGGCTCGGCCATGTCGTGCTGCACAACGGAAGCTCGTGGTCCGCGGTAGCGGATCCCGAAGGAGCGGAGCCTGGGACGGACGATCGTTGGAGATGCGTTTCGGCTGGCGTCTCCGATATCACGCTGGAGCAGTCGACTGAGGACCCTCGTAGCCTTGAGCTGTCGCTGCGTCTCGGTTCCGGTGATGTCACCACCTTCGCGCTCAGTCTGCCGGGGTTCGTGTTTCGTGGGCTGTATTCCGCGGAGGAGGTCTATGGCCTGGGGGATGTCGTGGCCTGCAACGGTGGGAGTTGGGTCGCAGTCACGGCTGGGAGGCTTGATTCGCCTGGAACCTGCCCTGCATGGGGCTTGCTGACCAAGCAAGGCAAGCCCGGCAGGCCAGGGCAGTCCGGCGAGCGTGGACCGCCAGGACTGAAGGGCGATGTCGGCCCTCCCGGCACTGGGATCTCGAACATCATGCTCGAGGGATCGCACTTCGTGGTGGAACTGTCCACGGGGGATGTCAAGACGCTTCCGGTTCCGGGCCTGGAGTCGCTGTTCCATAGGCTCAGCGCCGTCGAAGCGCATCTCAGCGGGGAGTCGGGCCATGTTTCCTGAGCTCACGCCGCCGGACCCCATTCCGCCGTTGATGTCCACGGCCGATCTTCGTGCGCTTCTCGGCCTGACCGGTGCGACGGAACCCACCGATGCTCAGATTGAGTTCGCTCGGGACGTTGCGACGAGTGTCATCCGTGATCACACGGGTCGGCTCCTGTCCTTCGGCTCCTACGTGGACAAGTTCCTCGGAGTGGTTCCGAGGTTCCAGCTGGTCACTTCGGAGTTCCCCATCAAGACGGTCTCCGGAGTGACGGTCAACGGAAGCCCGCTCGACCTGGCGAACATGGAGATTCGCCCGCATCTGGGGATGTTCAATCTCAAGTTCTCGTCCTCGTTCTCCGAAGTCGTGATCACTTACGACGGTGGATACGAAAAGATGCCGGCGAATCTCCAGGCGGTAATCCTGGAGTTCACGCGGCGCCAGCTTCAGGCGATGGGCTTGCCGACAGGCGCGGTCACGCTCGATGCGCCAGTCAAGGGAGTTTCCATCGGCAATCTGCGCATGGACTACGCCATTGCACCGACTGCGGACTACATGCCGGGAACTCTGTCGCCGGTCGTGACCGACGTCAATAGCGCGTTCACCGACACGCTTGATCGCTATCGCCATCCGCGGATACTGGGAGCGTTCTGATGGCGCTGCCACTCGATCTCATCTCGCCTCTCCGAAAGCTGATTGGCCTGTTCGGGGAGAGCGTGACCTACACGTCGCCCGACGGAACCGAGACGTGGACCATCGTGGCGTCGGTTCAGGTGCCGGTCGAGGCGCAACTCATGCAGGACTTCGACCAGAACGCGCTGATGGTGTTCGTTGTGGCGGCCGATGTCAATGTCGTGCCCGTGTCCATGGGAACCGTTCTGGTTCGTGGACGCACACGGACAGTGGAGGAGGTAGTGGTGGAGGCTCCGCAGGGAATCGCCATTTACTATCGCCTGAGGGTGCGCGGATGAGCTCGAACACCGTTCGCGAAGCCTTTCGTATGGGATGGCCGGTCCTCACGCCGACGCTGCCCTACATCGAAACCCTCAACGTTCCGATCTCCGATGCGGAAGCGGAAGCACTCCCCGACGTCTGGGGGAGTTTCGCGTTCAACGCAGAGCGAGATGCCGCCATCACCATGGGCTCGCGTCCGTGGTATGAAGAGACCGGGACTGCCTCGGTTATGATCTTCGCCAAGTCCGGCAAAGGAGATCTGGCAGCGGCCGCGATGGCCGAACAGGTGAAAGTCGCTTGGTCCGCATGGATCAACGATGCGAAAGACGTCTGGGTGCGTGAGACTGCGGGTCCGCGTCCCTACCTCGACTCCTCCGTGGGAAATTGGCTGGTGATCACGGTGGATCTTTCCTACATCTACCAGCGTCGAACCCCATAGGAAAGGAAGACACCATGGCCCGCGAAAGCACCATTGGTTCGATGTTCTACCTCGAGGCCTCCCGTGCAACGGCCGTCGCCTTCTCGGCCGTCACCAAGGGAGCCACCACCAGCCTCACCGTTGCGTCCGCTCCGCCGGGCGTCGAGGCAGGATCCTGGATTGTGATCAGCGGCAGCGACCTTCCGTCGCTCGATCGCACGAGCCCGCATCGCGTGATCAGCGCCAGCGCATCGGCCGTGGTCGTCGACACCGACACGACGGCCGACGTTCCGGCAGGGACCGCGGGGGAGCTCGTGCTCCTGACGATGCAGGAGGTCTGCCTGACCGAATTCACGCCGAGCGCGCCCGAGCCGGGCGAGGTCGATGTCACCACGATGTGTGATACGGTGCGTCGGACGGTCGCGGGTCTGTCCAGCCCCGGTTCGATCTCGTTCGGCGGTCCGTTCGACATGGAGGAGGCCGGAATGCTGGCCCTCATCGCAGCGCAGAAGGACGGCGTGGCGCGCGGGTTCTCCTGGGTCACGCGTGGTGGTCAGGCCGCCAGCATGTTCGGTCAGGTGGCGAGCTTCGTGGGCGCTCCGCAGGGCGTCGAGCAGGCCGTCACCTACTCCGGCAGCTTCCAGGTCCAGGATGGACCGTTCTACTACAAGGAGCTTCCCTGATGCTGCGTGAGATCGATGTCGAAGCGCCCTCCTGGCAGGAGGGCGTCACTCGCATTCGAGAGCCCCGAGTGCGCGATTTCATCGCCGCTCGGAAGATCGACGACGAGCAGGAGCGGACAGTCAACTTGCTCGGCGCGATGGTGCTGGACAAGGATGGCAAGCCGGTCGGTGTGGAGGCGATCCTCGAAGCTTCGGTTGCGGCCCTCGAGGAGCTCGCGACGGTCGTGCCTCGTCTTCTGAAGCGCGAGGTCACGGCTGATCCCCCTTTGGACCAGACGAGCGGCTGAGCTTCCGTCTGGCCCTGTCGCTGGGAATGACTGTCGAGGAGCTCCACAATCGCATGTCTCTGGGGGAGTTCCGTCGCTGGGCTATGTTCCTGTCCGAGGAGCCGACGGTAGGGGAGCGCATTGATCTTGTCGGGGGCATCATAGCGTCGACCCTCGCCAATATCAATCGGGGCAAGACTAGCAAAGTCTACGTCCCTACGGACTTCATGCCCATCGCGGCGAGACAGCGAGAGGCTGCCGAGGACGCACTTAGCGAAGAGGAGTTCGCCGCGCTTCAACTCAAGAAGTTCCGCGCAGCTATGGGAGGGTGATGTATCGTGGCTTCGGGTGTGACAGTCACTGGAGTGCCGGAGCTCCTGGCCTCCCTTCGGAAGCTCCCGGACAACCTTCAGAAGAAGGTGCTGAAAGCCTGGACCATGAGGAAGGCGCGCGAGGCTGCCAAGGCGGCTCAGGCCGCGGCTCCGCGAGGACGGACAGGCAATCTTCGCAAGGGAATCTCCGCCAAGGCATCCGGCCCCGGGAAGCTCCGTAAGATGGGCAGTCTGGCCCGAGCGGTGGTGATCGGTAAGAAGCCCGCCTATCATTTTCATCTGGTCAACCTCGGCGTGTCGAGGTCCCGGCAAACCGAGTCGGGGGCTAATCGCGGCACGATGCCGGCGAACCCCTTCTTCCAGCGGTCTGCTCAGCCCATCCTGTCTCAGGCACAGGCGGATGTCAAGACGGAGCTGGCCCGAGAAGTTCAGCGTCTTCTTGACTCAGCGGTCAAGCGGACCATGGCGCGTGGAGGCCGCTGATGGCTAGTGCAGACCTCGTAATCGCATTCGACGCACGCATCGGCAACCTTGAGGCCGCGCTGCGTAGAACCGAGACATCACTTCGCAGGACCGAACAGCAGGCGAAGGAGACAGGGTCCGCCATGGCGGCGGCCCTCACGGCCGGAGCATCGAGCGCAGGAAATTCGCTGCTACTTCTGTCGCGTAATCTGCTTGGCGTCGGCCTGGGCTTCCTCGCCCTTCAGCGCGCGGGGCAGGCCATTGGCGGCGCGCTCTCGGCCATCGACGCACTCGCGGACGAGGCCGCTTCCATCGGCGCCACCACGAACCAGCTTCGAGCTCTTCAGGTGGCGTTCGAGGAGGCCGGAGGCAACGGAGACAAGGCGGCCGATGCTTTCGGTAAGCTGAACAACATCATCGGTCAGGCCGGAGACGGAACTGAATCCGCCATCAATCGCTTCGCTTCCTTGGGAGTCGCTTTCCGCAACACTGACGGAACTCTACGAGGCTCCGCTGACGTCTTCGATGACATCATTGAGAAGCTGCAAGGCATGGAGTCTGCTGCGGAGCAGATGGCCGTTGCTCAGGAGTTCTTTGGTCGTGGCGCCGCCCGCACCGTAATCGCCGCTCTTGGTGAGATGGAGGGCGGGCTCACGGCAGTTGAGCAACGACTCCGCGACATGGGTGCGGCTCTGGGGGACGAGACTCCACAGAGGCTAGACGCTCTGGGAACGGCCTTCGCCAATCTCGGTCGCGTGCTCGGCTCAGCCATTGCGAATGCCATCGCGTATGTATCTCCCGTCATTGTGTCGTTCCTGGAGTGGCTCACGGCGCGAGTCGCTGATGCCATCAGATTCATCGAGCGCGTCGTGCTGGCCGTCGAGCGGATGGCTCGTAGAATTGGTCAGGCATTCGGTGTCATCACGACCACTCCACTGGAGGCTGCTGAGCGCAATCTCCAGGCGCTCGAGACCCGGATGCAGGGGACCCTTCAGCAGGAACAGCGTCTCCTTGCAGCGCAGCAGAACGCCGCCCGAGACCCAGACTCGTATGCTGCCCGGCTGAACGCCACGAACTTGGCGCGTGTCCAGGAGGAGGCTCGCACCGCGACGGATGCCATCGCTATCGCCCGTCGTGAACTGGCCGGTCTTCGTCGTGATGCCGAGCTTCCGACTCCGCCTACGGTTCCCCCTCTGGCCGCCGCGCCTCCGCAGGCTGTCGGGGGTGGAGGTGGAGGGTCGACTCAGGTTGACGAAATGATTAAGATGGCGGAGCGACTGTATGAACAGACCCGCACTCCGCTTGAGCGTTTCCGTATTGAGTCGTCTCAGGCAGTAGCGATTTGGAACTCCCGTAACCCCGAAGTTCAGGCCGCACTCGGCGGGTTCGACACGATCCAGCGTGCGGTGGTGGAGTATGCCGAGAACGCCTATCAGGCTCAGCTTGGTCTGGGTCGCACTTCGGCGGAAGCTCAGGCCGCCATTCAGCAGTCGATCACTGCCACGGGGGAACTTCTGGTCGGACGAGGCGCTCTGTCGTGGGAGCAATGGGCTCAGGTTGCCACGGCAGCGAATGCCGCAGTCGGGCGAGCGGCTGACGACACCGCGAAAAGAACGCAGCAGTCCATCGATTCGGCGGCAGGAGCTATCAACGGAGCTCTTTCCAGTTCTTTCGTTGCTCTCGGCACCGGAGCTGCGACCATCGAGGATACGTGGAAGAAGCTGCTGTCCAACATCCTGCAGACGGTCATCCAGTTCGTGTATGAGATGACCATCCAGGCTGCCATCCTGAGACTTCTGAAGTCGGCCTTCTCGGCTTTCGGTGGCGCGTTCACCGGAACAAGTGATCCAACCCCCATTCCGGGAGGCGGGGGCGGATTGGGTCTGCTGTCTTTCTCCGGATTTTCCGAGACCTCCGGCGCCTTGCTCGGCGACGGAGAGGCGGCGACGTTCGCCTCGTCCCTGACGGCAGGAGGCGGGGCTGCTGGTGTCGGTCGCGGTCTGGTGACCGTTGAGCCGAGACAGGACACTGAGGTGAACGTCGCCGTCTACAATAACTCGTCAAACACCACTACTCGCCAACAGGAACGGACCAATGGTCTCGGCGGGAAGGAGGTCGATATCTACATCGAGAATGTGGTCCGTCAGGGACTGATGACCGGGCGCTACGATAACGTCATGGGTCAGTCCTTCGGGGCCTCTCGTAGGGGAGTCGTCTGATGTCCGGTTCATACTCCACTTGGCCCTTCTCGTGCCCGCGCTCCTGGGTTCGGATGCCGAAGCCGTCCCTTGTTCGCAGCTCTGTCGAGGATGGATATCCCAAGGTCCGCCGTAGGTTCACGAAGTCCTGGGACGAATATCAGGCTGAATGGCTGTTGGAATGGGACCAGGAACAAGATCTCATCAACTTCTTCACGAACGACTGCCAGGATGGAGCCTACCCATTCTACCTCGAAGATCCATACACCGAGCAGCCGATCTTGGTCCGATGGAAGGAACCTCCGACGGTAGTTGGAGGCGTCGACTCGAAACCTGTGATTAGAGTTTCCGGCAATCTGGAACGGGTGTTCTCCTGATGCCTCGCTCGCTGACCATACCGGCCATTCGCCAAGCGCAGAGCGAGCACGGTGATGATCCATTTCTGGTGTTGATTGCCATCGAGGCGGGAACTCCGGGCACCTACATTCGGGTGGTCAACAATACGGAGAACATCATCTCCAGAGGAGAGACCTTCATCGGGTGCCCGTTCAGCCTGTCCCTGCCCGATGTGACGGACACTGGACTTTCAGATTTCTCGATCAGCGTTGACAATGTCGATCCACAGATCTGGCAGGGAATCCGTGCGCTGAACGCAGCTCCTCTGGTGTTCATAGAGGTCATTCTGGCTAGCGATCCGGACACTCCGCTGCTAACCACGAGCGGGCTTCGCCTGAGAGAGGCGAGTGCGACTGCTCAGGTCATTACCGGGAAGCTGGTGCCAGACACGATGTGGCAGCTCGGCTTTCCGGCCCACGAATTCGATCCGTCGCAGAACGCAGGAATGTTCGGGACATGATCAACGCCGCTTTCATCGGTATCCCGTATGTCAATCGTGGCTCCACGTTCCAGGGCTGCGATTGTTGGGGATTGGTGTGGCTCTATCATGCCGAAGTCCTACATAAGCTGATCCCTCGTTACGACGGATACGAGAACGCCGAGTCGCCAGATATGGGCGGATACATATCAGAGCGATGGAACCAGTGGGAGACGGTAGAGCCGGCGAACATGGAGCCGGGGGATGTAGTCGCGCTGCGTCTGGGCAGACTTCCCGTTCATTGCGGTGTCTATGTGGGAGGTGGCCGGATGCTTCACATACTTGAGGGCCGCATGTCGTGCTTGGAGCGCGTCAACGTGGGGTTCTGGAAGACAGCAATCGCGAGGATTGGTCGATGGAAGTCGTAACCCGCGAGAAGTTCATCTCGTCCCATCAAGAAACCCACTCCCTTCCTGAGGGTCTCACGATCGACGAGATGCTGGCCTCAATCTCGTGGAGCCGTGAGCTGCATCAGTGGACCTATGTGTCGATTGGCGGCAGGGAGGTTCCCGCAGAATTCTGGAAGCAGGTTCGGCCGAAGCAGGGACATCAAATTCTGGTGGCGCTTCGTCCGGCTGGCGGAGGCGGAGGAGGCGGCGGAAGCGGAAAGCAGATCCTCACGGCTGTAGCGGCGGTCGCTATCGCGGTGGTCGCGTGGTATGCTGCTCCAGCTATCGTGGGGGCCTTCGCAGGCGTCAGTGCTGCGACAGCCTCGGCGACCATGGGGACTGCAGTCGCGCTCACTCAGGCTGGTCTGGCTATCGCCGGCACTCTGGCTCTTGGGGCTCTCGTCAAGCCGGGGCGTTTGGGAGCTCAGACGCTTACGAACTCCGGTTCGGCTGGGAACGGTCCTCAGGAGAGCGCGACCTACGGAGTTTCCGGTGCCCAGAATGCGATCAATAGATACGGTGTCGTTCCCAGGGTCTATGGCCGACATCGTGTCACGCCGCCCATGGCCGCCGAGCCGTATGTCGTATCTTCGGGCACCACTCAGACGATCAATATCCTACTGGACTTCGGCTATGGCCCGCTTCTGGTGGAGGACATTCGTATCGGCAACACGCCGATAACTCAGTTCCCGACCGCGCGGTGGTGGGTTCATCCGAACTTCCTTCCAGGTCAGGCGTTGCAGTTCTATCAGAACGACCAGTCGACCCTTCAGGTGGGAGCCATCTTGGCCGAGGGAACCAACAATGTCCGGGTGGTCCCCCAGGATGGGTCGTTCATCACCTTGGAGTTCCAGTTCCCGAATGGCCTGATCCGGTTCAACGAACAGGGAGGGTCCTTCCAGCAGAACGAAAACGTCGCCATCTTCGCTGCTCCGGCCGGGGGGACTTATCAGCCCATTGCGGATTTTCACCCCTATGCGCTGTTCGGCGGCGAGGGCGGCGTCCAGACGGCCGGTCCCGTTCAGCAGGGGTCTGTCGGGATTGTGCGATGGAGCCGCGGAACGACTTCCGGTCTCCCTCAAGGCTTCACGTCCAGCGATCCCGCTGTCCTCCAGATGCAGATCGGTTCGACGCTCACCTACAACGGAGTTCAGTATACGATCCTTGGAATATCCGACACTCCAGGGGAGCCGGGCGATCGCGTAGTCGAGCTGAGCGCTGTTCCCCCCGATGTGTCGTGGATCTATACTAACACCGGCATCATTCCGGGACAGGAGGGCTGGCCGGGGACGTTCATTCTGCCGGGGTCGGCAGGGACATTCGGTCCCCTGTGGGTGACCTTCGGTCCGGGCATTCAGGACGTGGCCTTTCATGGTCAGACCCGGACTCCCCGCACGATCTCAATCTGCATGCAGATGCCCTACGAATCTGAGTGGCAGGTCCTGGTCGTTCGCACGAGCCCGGTCAGCACCAGTCAGCTTGTCGCCAATCAGATCATCTGGTCCACTCTGCGGTCCAGTCGCGGCAACATGCCGATCGCGCCCCGCAAGGGTCGCACGATCATGGAGGTGCAGGTCACGGCATCCGAGCAGATCAGCGGTCAGGTGCAGAATATCAACGCTCTCTGCACGTCTATTCTGTATGATCCACGCTTGAATGCCTGGGTTCCAACCCGTAATCCTGCATGGGTCTACGCCGACATACTGACGGGCTCGGCCAATCCCCGAGCGGTGCCTTGGTCTCAGCTGGATGTTCCAAAGCTGATCGAGTTTGCGAATAAGTGCGACGCCCTCACGGTGCAGGGAGACATCTTCGCCACATGCGATATGGTGGTGGACTTCCGCACCACGATTGGTGAGCTGTCTCAGACCGTGTGCAGCGCAGGGCGGGCCGCACCGGCAATGCTAGACGGTCTCTACAGCGTGTTTCTAGAGGACGAAGACCGCGATCCGGTTCAGATGTTCACGAACCGAAACGCGTCGAACTTCTCTGCGACACGTTCCTGGGTGGATCAGCCGCACGCTTTGAACGTGAAGTATCTGTCGGAATGGTCCTGGGATCGCCAGGAGCTGGTGGTCTATGCGGACGGATACGACGCGCTGAATGCGACCAAGTTCGAAACCCTGGAGTTGATGGGCATTACTCGCGCTCCTCAGGCTTGGAGGTTCGGTCGTTATTTCCTGGCGGCGGCCACTCTGCGCCGTGAGCGTCTGTCGATTCAAACTGACGTGGAAAATCTGGTCTGCCAGCGGGGGGACTTGGTTCGCATCGCCCATGATCGCCTGTTGCAGAATTTCGCTGCCCGAGCTCGCGTGATCGAGAGCGCCGTCATCGAGATGGACGCCTTCCTGGTCACTGAGATGTTCAGCAATTCGTTCTTCATCAACGAAGCGAACACCGGAGTCAGCGGTTGGCCCACGGGCTGGTCTGGCGGAAATCTGACCCCTCCCGCAATCGGGTTTGCATGGCTCGGCCGCGGAGTCGATGAGCGAGGCAGAGCGTATCTAGACATACGCATGGCGAAGGCCGCCGCCGGGGGGTCGACTAACTCCTACTCTATCTGGCCCACCATATTCATGGGGGAAGTGAACTCCGATGATCAGATAGTTTCGGACTGGGAGGTCGAACTACTGGATCAGGTTAACTTCGTCAGTGACTATATTCGGATCAACACTCAGCCCACGAACAGCACAGGGGGGACCGGGCTGGGAAGTCCGAATGCCCTCAAATCATGGCCGTCTGTAGGGGAGAGAAAGTCGCTTACGGACTCCAAGATCCTGGGCAGCACCTTAGGTCTGGTCAATGGTTGGAGGCCGAATATTGAATTCGCATGGCAGCCTACCACCGACTATCCGTGCTCGATGGACATTCGCATATTCACCCCCCGCTTCTGGATCAACAACCCTAAGCCCAGCCTTCTGTCGCGTGTTGAGGATGCGGGCGTCAATACGATCCCGAACGCTGCGGCCGCCGGGGCAGTCCTAGGCGTCCTTGGCTCGGGGGGCGCCCTACCGACTGGATGGTTCCTGGGGCTCAGCACCGGATGGACCTGCACTATCGCCCGTATCGATCAGGTGTGGGAATACTGGGACTTCGACATTCGGATCCAGGCCCCTGCTGGGACGGGTTCGTTGGTGATCACTTTGAACCCCAGCCAGGACCTGCCGGTTTCCAAGATCGTGTATGGATCTGTTCAGCTTCGCCGGGTGGCGCTTACCGGGACCGCTGCTCCCGTATATCTCCGCATGACGGCTAGGACCGCGGGCGATGTCCACGTGGCTGATTTCACCACCGCTGCTCTGTCGCTGAACACAACGAACGAAACTCGCCAGGTGACGGGGGCGGCGAACTTCACTGCTCATGCGACGGCGGCGAAGTATCGTTTTTCGATAGTGGTCACTCCCGCCCCCGGCGATGCTACGGACATGACGATCCGTATCCGCCTGCCCCTCGCCGGCGCTTCTGATCCGGCCACCGACTTGCCGGCAGTTCCAAACGCCGAAGCGATCTATTGTCAGCTGCGGACTCAGGACGGGGTGCTGACTGACTCCCTGCCTATCCTCGCTCGCCCAGCGGAAGACGAGATCATGTTGGCGGACTCGGACGCTGCCCTGGTCAGCCCAGGCGATGTCCTTGCTATCGGCACGCTGGACACCGAGACGAGCGACTGGCTGGTGGACAAGATCACGCCCGGCCCAGACTTCGCCGCGAACATCGAGTTCATCGAGTATGCTCCTGCCGTGCTGGACGCGGACAAGGGGCCTATTCCGCCCTATGTCCCCGCGAATGGCAACGGCATCCTGGTGGACCTGCCTCCGGTTCGTAACCTGATGATGAGCTCCACGCTCTACATTTACACGACCGACGGGGTGCCTAATCACACGATCCTGCTACAGTGGGATCCTCCGTCGTTCCAGGTAGCCTTCTATATCGTTTCGCGGCTGTATGTCGTGGCTGACCCTGGAATGGGGGTGTCTCCTCCCTATCAAAGCGAGAATGTTCTGCTGGAAATTGCACGAGTCCAGAACACTGAGTATGTGGACACGATCGACACCCGAACCCTTCGTCGAGCAGGCACCACGCTCCGCTATTTCGTCGTGCCAGTCTCCGTAAGCGGCCGCAGGGGGGAGAGCGAGGACGTAGAGGACATCTTCTTCCCGGATACCACTCCGCCCCCGGCGGTCGTGTTCAATACGAACGTCCTGTCCGAAACGACGATGCTCATCTGGGAGAGGCCGAATATCCCTGACTTGGCCGGCTATCAGGTTCGGTTCATCGATCAGACTTGGGCTCCGGTCAACCCCTCGTGGGAACAGATGGTCTCGGCGGTTGATTCAATCAGTCCAGGGCTGACCTCGCTGACCGTTCATATCCAGACCGGCATCTACGCTATTCGGGCATTTGACACGAGCGGGAACTTTGGTCCGCCTTCGTACTCGCTGACGAAGGTGGAACTGCTCCCGCACGTGGATGAGGTGACTCGGCTGACCGAGGGGCCTACCTGGACTGGCACCTTTGACCGGACAGTGATCGTCGACGATGAGCTCCGTCTGGCCACCGATCTGGACGGAAACTACTACTCCACCGGATGGTTCTACTCGGACTCCGCGGTGTCCTACGATGACTCGTGGTTGTTCCGGGTCCGGGGGGCGTTCGAATCGTATTCGTTCCCTGTTGGTCCCGACCCCGAGGGCGACTGGAATGCTCAGATCTGGGTGGCGATCCAGCGTGAAGCACCGAAGCTTGACAGCCCGTGGTTCGACCCGTTGACGACGGCTGATCCGCTGGCGGGCGGGGTGGGCGTCTATATTCCGCTCGGCAACGTGGCGCAGACAGACCTCGTGGGGCGCCTGATCAATTGGGCTGTTCGCCTCACCAGCAATCGAGTGGACCTCACGCCATCGGTGGTCCACGCTACGTTGATCGTGGATCACTCCGAGCGCACGGAGTTCGGCGACGATGTGCCAACAGGGACCGGGGGGTTGAACATTCCGTTCAGCAGTCCGTTCTTCACGCCCCCTACGGCAGCGGTTACGCTGAACAACGGGCAGAGCGGGGATCGCATCGTCAAGTCTACCTCGACCACGGCATTGACCGTGGAGGTCTTCAACGCCGCCGGGACTTCGGTCGACCGAAGTATCGACTGGCAGGTCATCGGCTACGGCAGAGGAATCTAGATCATGGCACAGTTCTCCCGTCCTTCCCTCGTCGCGGCTATCGACGACGGCATCACTCTCTCGACCAAGGCGAACGGCGCCTGGGAGGCGCTCTACACGAACCACGCCGGGGCGGCACCGCCCCCCGATCCTGAGAAGGGGCAGGTGTGGGTTGACATCAGCGAGGAGGCGGGGTCTCCCAACCGGCACGAGCTGAAGATCTACACTGGATCGGTGTGGAGGCTCATGGGCACGCTCAATCTCACCACGGGCGCCTACTCAGTCGCTGGCAACCTTCCGCTGGCGGGGGGAACAGTGACGGGGCCGATTCTGTTTCCGGCGGGGACCGCGGCTGCCCCCGCAGTGACTTTCGATGCGGACACGAACACGGGCATCTATCGTATCGGCGCTGACCGTCTAGGGTTCAGCACGAACGGCGTCATCCGAATGGAGATCAACGCTGCCGGTCAGATCGGCATGAACAACGTCGCGGTTGATCCATTCCGGCTGTATGTCGCCCAGGCAGCGGCGGACGCCGTTGTCGCAAGTCGCAATCGCTTCATCAACCTCAACACGGCGAACGATGCTTCGGTGAACCTGGAGTTCGCCACGGCCTCCGGCGCGCTGCGCGGTGCGGTGCGCGGTCAGCGCGAGGGCGGCACGAACCATGGTCGACTGATCTTGTCCTCGGCTCTCAGCGGCGCTCAGGTCGATGTGCTGACCCTGGCTTCTGATGGGGACGTCTACCCCTTCAACCAAATCAAGCTCAACAACGACAAACCGATTTACTTCGGCGGCGTTGCGTCCATCCAGCGTCAGGCTGCTGGGCATGTGATCTTCAATAGGGACACAAACTATCGCGATTGGTGGAGTGCCACGGACGGCGCGTGGCGCTGGCAGGGCGGGACCTCTTACGGCACGACGCTGATGACGCTAAACGCCGCAGGCACGCTCGTTGTCGGCATCATATATAGCCCCCTCCTTCGTGGAGGGCCCAACGACGCTGGACATCTGAACTGCTGGGGAAGTTCAGGTCAGGTGAACTTCCGCTGGCACGGGGGTATTTCGGGTCTAGCGCAGCGAGTGAACGAAGCTTTAGAGGAGCGGATCTGCACGGCTGTTAACGCTGGGAATCTCGGATACGTCGGCGGCAGCGGCGGCCCGACTGGTATTGCACTGAACGGACAAGCCTTCGACGGAACGCTGTTCGGCATCTTCGTCGACGCTATATCCGACGAGCGCATCAAGGACAATATCCGGAACACCGATCATGATGCGCTAGATACAGTCATGTCGGTGCCTGTTCGGGCATTCGACGTGAAGGGTGAGGTCGCGGCTTGGCAGCGCAGCGTCGGCTTGACTCCTGAGCAGCGCGCGGAAGCCTTGCTGAACGCGGAGCCTGTTCCGGTCCCTATTGGCTTCGTCACTCAGGAGCTCCAGGCGAAGGTCCCGGAAGCGGTGCGGGTTCCCCCCGTCGGGCACAAGCAGCCAGAAGGAAGCCCGCTTCCCGATGACGTTCAGACCTATTCACCTGAGACGCTCGTTCCCTATCTGTGGCGGGCGATCCAACAGCAGCAGGAGATCATCGACACCCTGACGGCACGGGTCGCCTCGCTGGAGGGAAAGACATGAGTGATCAGACCCCGAGATCGACAACTGAAATCTCCACGAAGGAGACGATCGTGGGCGGAGTCACCACATCGCTCAAGCGATTGGACCCGAACATGCTGGCGGTGCTCATGCTTGTCATGGTCCTGAACGGGCTGTTTTTCTGGGCCTATTCCGAGAACCTCAAGCTGAAGCATCAGGAGTTTCTGGTGGCGATTCAGTCCTGCAATGTGTCGGGGTCGAATCTCCTTTCCAGAGTTCTTGGATCGTCCATTCCTGGAGGACTCGACCGATGATTCAGTGGCCGACGCAAGCTGAAGTTCAGGCGTTCTTTGGACCGCCTGCGCAGAACCAGGTGATGATGAACACTCCCTATCCCTTCCGTCTGGCGTGGGATAGATCCGTCATCGTGAATCGCTTTCAGTGTCATGCCAAGGTTCACGACACCTTCCATGAGGTGTTCAAGCGGACGCTCGAGCACTACGGGATCGGTCGCATCGTCGAACTTCGCTTGGACATGTTCGGTGGATGCTTCAACCATCGAGCCATGCGCGGGGGATCTCAGCTGTCGATGCATTCGTGGGGCATCGCCATCGATCTCGATCCGGAGCGCAATCAACTCAGCTGGAACCGCTCACGAGCGGCTTTCGCGCAGCCGGAATACGAGCCGTTCTGGGAGATAGTCGAAAGCCAGGGCCTCGTTTCGCTGGGCCGCGAACGCGACTTCGACTGGATGCACTTCCAGGCTGCTCGCCTGTCCGGGGGAGCAGCTACCTCCGGTGCGAATACGAAAGCGGCTCCGCTCGCCACTCGAGAACAGATCATCGAAGCTCAGCGTCGACTCGGGGTGACGCCTGACGGCATCGTCGGACCGCGCACTCGCGCGGCGACGGAGGACTTCCAGCGCAGCAAGGGGATGCAGGTAACTGGCGTGATTGGTCCATTGACGCTCGCCGCTCTCGGTATCACGCCGAGCGACGCAGGATAAAAGGCGCTTGCTCAACTGCCGCGCCGTGCTACGCTGGTAACGCTACCGTGCTCGGCGGCTCCCGAGCAATTTCACAGGAGACGTTTCCATGCGTTCCAAGTTCCTTGCGGCCTGCGCTGCTCTCGCCTTGCTCGCCGTCCCCGTCACGGCGGCCGAGATCGGCATCGGCCTCGGCTCGCTCACCACGGGAGCCGGAGCCGCCGGTGTGACCGGCGCGCAGTCCGCGACCCAGGGTGGCTCGCTGTCGGCGATCGCCGGCATCACCGCCGGAGGCGTCACCGCTGGCCAGACCTCCTCCACCACCGGCCTCGCCGGCGGGCAGGCGTCCTGCACCAGCGGGCCGAACTGCACGTCCATCGCCGAACAGACCGGCACGTCGGGCACGACCGGCGGGGTCACGTCGTTCAGCGGTTCGCTCGGTCTCGCCGGAACGGTCGCCGCCGGGCAGGCGACGGGCGCGGCGGGCGGCGTCCAGGCCGGTCAGGCCGGGACGACCTTCAACTATCTGAACCTGTTCGCGAACCCGTGATGGCGCGGCGTCCGTGAGGACGTCCGTCGGCGGATTCGGCCCCCCAGGCGCTTGGACAGGTGCCTTCCCGGCTGAATCAAGTCCTGGTGATCCGACCGGGGGGTAGGATCACCAGGCACTCTCCAACATGGGAAAAACGAAATGACCATCCATCGCATTTTTCGCTTGGGACTGATGGCTGCTTTCATCAGCGCTCCCCTGGCGGTTCACGCGCAGACGGCGACCGGCACCGGACAGGCGGCGGCTGGAGCGACCGCTGGCGCCGGAGCTCAGAGCGGCTCGGCTGCGATCATCCAGCAGACCTTCACCAGTCCCGGCCAGCAGAGCCTCACCTACGGTGGCGGGACGACGAACCGCGTGATCCAGGAAGGCGGATATCGGCAGGACTATCGGGCCACCATCCGCAACACGCCGGACGCCTATGCGCCGAACGTCAGCGGCGGCACGAACTCCTGCCTCGTCGGCATGAGCGGCGCCGGGTCGGTCGCCGGCTTCGGCATCGGTCTCGGCGGGAACTGGTCGGACCCGGACTGCGAGAGGCGTCAGCTCGCCGCCCTGGCGCACAATACCGGGCAGACTGCCCTCGCGCAGGAAGTTCTGTGCGGATCGCGTGACGTCCGTGAAGCACGCGCCAGACTCGGCCAGCCGTGCCTCGCTGACGTCCAGCGTCAGCAGGCGGCCGCAGTTCAGCAGCCTGTCGCCGTGGTCCAGCCGACTCCCGTGGCCTATCGGGAAGTCGTGGGTGGCGGCGCGCCCCCCGCCGTGCGGACGGTGCCCGACTGGTGCGCGACGGCCAGCGCGGCCGAACGTCGCCAGTATCGCTCGACCTGCGGCTGACGGAGGACAGGACCGATGAACCCCGCCGAAGTCCTGATCCACCGCATCAACGTAGCCGAGCAGCACAAGCGGATCTCCGAGTTCGAGATCGCCGAGGCCGAGCGTCAGCTCGAGGCAGTCGCCAGAATTCCGGGCGTCGTGGTCGCCAACGAGGTGATCGAGGGCCTTCTGCCCGAAGCGCGAAATCGAGTTCTCCCGCGCCTGAACCTCACCGGCCGCTTCGCCTATCTGGGGCGGACGTGATCGATTGCTCGCGCTAGATCCCTCACGTTCCCCTGCGGGAGGCGCGAGCAACGGCTGGCGGGGCTTCGATCTCCGCCAGCCGCCCTATTCAATCCTCACGAATACCTAGGAACACCGGGAACCGCGGCTTCTCTTTGATGCCCGTGGGCTGGAAGCGATACTTGACAATCTTGCCTACCGGGGGGTTCGCCCAGAACTCGGCTCTCGTTGCCTCGTCCATCCCCGTTCCAATCTCGAACTCGATGCCGGTCACCAGGTCTCGCACGCGAAGCGAGCCAGTGGTTCCCTTGGGATGGCGGTTCGCCTTGTGGCTGGAGCGCTTCATGGTCCCAAGCGCATTCCTCACTTGCTCGTTGTCGTTGCGCATCTGCTCGTCGATGCTGAGTATGAGCGCCTCGCTGTCCTCGAACCTCTTAAGCTTGAGGAGCTCGCCCGTGCGGGCGCTGGCCCGGCCAAACTTGTAGAGGCTCATCGGATCACGCAGCATGATGCCCTCGTATCCCTTCGACAGGATGTGGGCTTCGTAGTCCAGGACCTCAGCCACGGAGGCGACCTTGACTTGCTGAAGCTTGCGAACGGTGATGTGGCCATCCGGGTCCGCGTCGAACGTTGAGGGCAGACGGGCGAAGCGCGAGACGAATGCGTCCTGCGGCATATCGAACCTGTCGAATACCCAGAAGCTCACGCGGGGGACGCCATCCTCGCTCATGACCGCCGAGGTCGTGCGATGGAATGCCTGCGGATGCCACGATGGCGACGTCACCAGTTCGCCGTCCAGACCGTTGTGCGCGTGGTCCCCCAGATGCGTCTGGAGATAGACGTTGGGGATGGGCTTGATGCGTCTGCTGATCAACACTCCGTCGATTACCAGGGCGCGGATGCCGTCCAGCTTGGGACTGGCGAGTAGCGGGAAGGTGAGGCGGTCGATGACCGCTTTTCCTGAGAGCATAGGCTTCATGGCTGTAGCGTAACCCCATGGCGTTCGTTAAGCAAGCGCCAGCGGCTCCCTATGAACCGCTGATCGGCCTCGCTGATTGCGACTGGTTGAGCGTATCTCGCGGCCACCTCCTCCGTGGTTTCGAACTTCCCAGCGTTCATCTTCGTGGAGCGCGTTGGAATTCGCCAGTCTCCAGCGCGGCGCGGCAACGGTAGCCCCGCCAACACGCTTGCGATGTTCGCCACAAGCTCCTCATAACGAATGTGGTGACGCTTGAGCGGGTGAGTGTAGGACCTGAGCTTCTCGTGATAGAGCTCCAGCAGCGACGGATAGGTGTGATAGAACACCTGGTCACGGGGGATCGCTATCCACGGCGCTCGAATGAACTCGCTGAACGTCGCCTGCACCGGGCTCTCGCGATGCTGGATGTTGAAGTCCACCTTGATCGTGCTCTTGCGCGACATCTCGTAAGGACGCCGATACATCGAGACGAGCCAGTTCTCAGGACGCTTGGAGATCGTCAGGCAGAACACTTGATCGTGCTCGGGAACAAGGTTGATCCTGCCGTGCTTCCATCCAAGTCTGTCCGTCAGTTCGACATCGAAGTTCGCCTTGATGAGCTGCGACAGGAAACGAGTTCCCGTGTTCCGCTCACCGTAGATCTTACAGCGCATCACGCCACCTTCCTTCCATCACCATCGCTGCCAGTGACTCCTTCTTGACCCGCTGAGAGCGGATCTTGATCTCGACCGTTCCACGAGTGAACATGTCGATGATGTTGAGATGCTTCGTCTGACCGATACGGTGAGCGCGATCCTCGGCCTGCCAGCGCACCTCAGCGTCGTCCACGTCGTTGACGAATATCATGGTGTCCGCCACGGCGAGGTTCAAGCCGATGCCGCCCGAATGCGGGTTCCCGAGGAACACGTCAGGTCCGTTGGGATCGTTGAAGTCGCGCACCGCCTGAGTGTTCCCCCGTGCGAAGCGGACATAGCGGACGCCAGCCTTCTTGAACTCCTCCTCGATGCGCTCCAGCGAGTAAATGAACGAACTCCACACGATGGACTTGCCGGGGGCATTCTCCAGCTGATCGAGCATCATGTCGAAGCGGTTCGTCTTGATCGGATGAGCGACCCTGTTCTCGTCAATGAGGAAGCCGATGGCTATCTGTCGCAGCTTCGTGCGAGCGGCGGAGACTGCGTTCACCTTCGCAAGGAGGTCCAACTCCGGCAGTTCGCGCTCCAATCGGACGAACAGCTCCTCCTTCATGGACTCGTAGGCTTGCGTCTGCTCGTCAGTGAACGGAACGTGGACCTTCGACGGGATCTTGTCCGGCAGGTCCAGACAGTCCACCTTCCGCAGGATGCGAACGTGAGGCTCGATCTTCTGCATCAAGTTCGAGACGTTACGATAGCCGGTGATCCGCTTGCCGACTATCCGCTTGCCGACCACCTTCCCGCGGAACATGCGGTTCACAATCACAGGCTGAGTCTTGCAGTAGAGCGCCTTGAACCCAGTGAATGTCTTGCAGTTGATGATCGACGGAGAGAGGAACTCGAACTGCGACCAGAGGTTCTCGAATCCCTTGACCAGGGGGGTTCCGCTTAGGATGCGGCGGTAGGCGGCTTTCGGTGCCAGCTCCAGCAGAGCCTTGGTTCGCTCAGCTCGGTGGTTCCGGATCTTGGTGGACTCGTCGATGATGAGGAGGCAGCGGAGTTCTTCGAGCAGCCACTCCACGAAATTGAATCCACGCTCGGCGTTCACCGCTTCGATGTTGATCGCCACGAACAGCAGACGTCCGTGTTTCCGCGCTCTGGCGATGGTGGCGTTCGCCTCACGTTTGAACGTCTGTCCTCCCCCGGAGCGGTAGAGCAGCGACTCATACTCGAGATTGAGCGGCGCATGTTCCGGTATCTGCTCCTCGATCCACTGTTCGTGGACTCCGTTTGGAGCAATGACAACGACGCACTGGATCTCGTCTCGTAACCAGAGCTCGCCGGCCAGGTCAATCGAGAGTTTCGTTTTCCCGGTGCCGGGCTCCATGAAGTATCCGAAGAACTTCTGGCCGAAGGTCTCGCGAAGGATATTGCGTTGATGATCGTAGGGCGGGATGCGAAACTTGACGGTCAGCATCACCACCTCCGCGGACGCTTGCCGAAGTTGAACTGTTCGTTGGGATCGTAGCCTTCCCGATAGATCACGGAGCAGGGACCGAGGTAGCGGAACTTGCCGATGACGGAGGGGGACGCTTTCGCCCATCCGCAATCCCACTCATCCTGCGTCGAGTCCCAGAGCAGGGCGAATCGCTTGCCCGTCGTGGGGTCCTCGACGCAGAAGTATCCGTCTCGATCGTAGTGATGCGGCCAGCCAGGGCGACCGGGATGCGGCCAGTTCCGCACTCGATCGGGGAACTTCCCCCGCGAGGCCGGCTCGGGCTTTCGGGGTTGAACAGCGAGCTTCACGCGGACCCTCCTTGAAAGCCCTAGCCTAGCACGGCGCGGCGCCTAGCGCCAGCCTAGCGCCCTGCTCACCTCGCTGGGAAGGTAGCTCAGCTGATCTCCCTCAGCCAGATAGAGAATGCCGTTGACGACCGTCGAGCGATCGCTGGTCGAGTATTCAAACGGATAGGTCGGTTGCATGGCGATCCGCACTTCGGTTTCGCCGGGCAGATCGTGCTCCTCGGTGAGGTCGTCGAGGAGCTGCTTGAGTTCGTCGAGGGTCATGTTCGTTGCTCCGGTCATGGGAAAAGTCCCCCGGCATCGCTGCCAGGGGGACCGAGGATCCCTACGCCTTGATGCGGATTGCACCACGACGCAGGAAGTTCTTGAGGACGCCAGGGAAAGACCCCGGCTTGCGCCGAGTGGCGAGATACTCCTTCTCGAAGTCGGCAACCGTCATGCCGTCCTCGATCAGGCGATACCACCTCAGCAGCATGTTCTTGTCGCTTTCGCGGAACGGCTTGAAGTCAGCGCACTTGACGATCTTGCGCTTGTCGTTCGCGCTGCGCGATTTGGACTTCGGCTCCTCGTCGACGGGCTGAGGCTCGTCTTCGTCCTCCTGCTCGTCTTCGATCTCCTCCTCGTCGGAGGGAGGCTCCTCGATCTCGGTTTCCTCCTGCTCGTCGGCGGGAGGCTCCTCGATCTCGGTTTCCTCGGAGGGAGGCGTTTCGATCGGCTGCTCGACCTGCTCCTGGTCGGGCTCGGCTTCGATCTCCTGCTCGTTGCGTTCCGCATCGGCGGACGCCTCGAGCTGCGGAGGCGCGTCGCTGGCGGGAGCCTCCACGATCGGCGGCTTCGTGCGAGCGCGATTTCGCTTGCTCATCGTGATTTCCTTTTCAAAGAGCGTTTGCTGGCGATGCTGCCAGCCCGTGAAGCCTGCCAGCCGGGGCCTCCCGGCGCAAGTGTTGCCGACCGGCCACAGTGAGGTGGCAAATCTGCAACAGATCGCGGCCAGGGCGCCAGCCGGGGGGCTCCCCAGCCCTGCCTCGGCCGTAAAGCCTCCCAGGCCGACGCTGGCGCCGCGAGGCCCTGGCGCCATGCTGCCCTAGCCTCGAACTTCGCAGGGCGCCTCTGGCGTCGGTTAGCAATATATACCTACGGCGAAAGGCCCGACTCCGGGTGGCAATCCCTAAAATGTGAGCCGGCGATCAATTTAACGATTGCATCATTACGGAAGTAATCGCTATTCGCGCGCACCCTCGCGCTGGCGCCTTCCGCCGGTGGACCGCCCTGGCGGCGAACCGTTGCGCTGGCGGCTCAGCCCTGGCGTTCGGCCGCCCTGGCGCCCTCCGCCGGCACGTCGCGGCAGGCGTCGTTTTTTGATTGGCCTGCGGAGGCCCTGGAGGTAGAACAACTTCACCGGGGGGCGGCACCCTCCGGGCGGTTCCCAGGGCAAGGGGTTCCGCCCCCCGGTAATCCCCCGGCCAGGGTCCGGGGCGCAGGGTTAGCAGCCCGAAAAGCGAAACAAAGCCCTCCCGGTAGTTGACCGGGGAGTAATTTGGCAGCATGGTCCTACGTGCGCCCTGCGGGCTCCGGCCCTGGCGGTAGGGAAATCTGGTCAAGTGAACCCAGCGAGGCAGTCGTCACGGCCTGCTCTGCTCCTTCGGTGTCCGGTCCAAACGGCGCCATAGGGCAGGACGGCTAACCGTGCGGCGGGGAGGGTCAAACCGTGGCCTCGCATCACAACGAAAAATGAGACAGGCGGCTTCGGCCGCCTCACTCTCCAAGCCGCCGGTCAATTCGGCGGTTTCGAGAGTGTGCAATCATGCATCACTCAGTCAAGGGAATTCTATCATGTCCACTTCCAACCTGCGTTGCGGCGAGTTCAAGTTCGACTTCACCGGCGTCAAGCCGAAGGTCACGCGCTACCGTGGCAAGGTCGCCAATACCGTCAAGAACTTCGCGCTCATGCGCGTCTGCAAGGACTACGCCGGCTATGTCGCCGCCTGCCAGCGTCGCGGTCAGTCCCGCGCTCACGCGTGGGGCATGGTGGACTGGGCCGCGCGTCGCGGCCTGCTCCGCACTCCGGGCACCGAGGCGTGGCGCGGGGAGTAATCCCTGCGCTGCGTCAGGGGGAACCTCAGCGTTCCCCCGGTCGCCAAAGTCGCCGGTTAATCTGGCGGCTCCGGCGACCGGAAATCCTTCCGGTCATTCGCAGGAGGCCATCGTGGCGAAGCGAAAGTATCAGCGCATCAACATCACGCTCAACGCGCGCCAGCGCGACGCCATCATCAAGCGCGTCCGCGCTGACAAGTTGATCGGCATCGGCACCTGCTCGTCAATCGACGAGTGCATGACCGACGAGGAAGTCATCGAATACTGCGAGCGCCTCGGCATCAGCGGCGCTTGCATGGCGGTCGCCGAACTGCGCCGCAAGGAAGCCCTCTACCGCGAGATGGAACGCTCCGTCCGCAACGAAATCTTCTGAAAGGAAATCAGCATGTCACCGTTCGAGAGAGTTCTGGCCGCGTTCGAGGCGGATGTCGGCGTCAAGTATGACCAGGCTCAGCGCACGCTGGCCGCGTTCGAGTGGGGGAAACTCCCCGTCTCGGATGTCGCCTTCGTCAACAGCCTCACCGACGAACAGCTCGACGAGCTCTGCAACGCGGATCCCGAGGAGCGCCCCTACATCAGCGACGAGCTGCACGCGGCTCTCGAGGAAATCTTCGAAATCATCGGTTCGTGAAAGGAACCTCCATCATGCCGAAATTCATCGTCGTCTCGTCCAAGGAAAACGAGATCAAGGGGCTCGCGTGGTATCTGCGCGGCACGACCTGGGCGGGCTCCACGGAGCGCGCCGACAAGTTCGACTCGCGCGAGGCGGCGCAGGCTGCGCTCGACCGAGCCAAGAAGTTCAGCGTCCGGCGCATCTACAAGGACTGGTTCATCCGGGAGCTGGGCGACGTCCACGTCTAACGGCCTCGCGGGGGAGTTCGCGCTCCCCCGCTCGCTCGAGCCGCCTCGCGGGGCGGTTCCAGCGAGCGGTATCCGCTGCTCGAGTTCAGGAGAAACGAAATGATCACGCACATCACCAAGGACCACGCCGTCGAGGTGTTCATCCACGACTTCAGCGCCTTCGCGTCGGACCTCGGCTGGCCTCCCGGCACGGTCCCGACCAAGGTCGGCACCGATCTCGGCAATCGCCAGCCCTTCCTGCTCGCGAAGGCGGACGGCGAGATGTTCGTCTATCAGCAGGCGAACGGCTGCATCAGCCTCACCGTGTTCAACGACTAGAGCTCGCGCGTTGCGCGACGCTCAACAGCCTGCTACCATGCGCCAGCCGGGGGGGCGCACCTCCCCCGGCGCTCTTCAACAGGAGATCCCAACGTGGATAAGATAGTCGCCCGTATCAAGAAGCTGCTCGCCCTCGCCGGGAACAACTCGAGCGAGGCCGAGGCCCTGCTCGCCATGGAAAAGGCCCACGAGCTGCTCGCGCAGCACGGCCTCAGCATGTCGAGCGTCACGCAGGAGCACGCCGAGAAGCGGCTCAACCAGCCTCAGCGCGTCATGCGGATGCCGTGGGAGATCACGGTCTTCAGCGCGCTCGGCAAGCTGAACTTCTGCTCCACCTACACGATGCGCTACGGCGGAGGCAAGACGGTCTTCTTCGTGGGTCGCGAGTCGAGCATCGAGACCGCGCGCCTCATGGCGGAGTTCGTCATCGAGACCATCACCCGGCTGTCCAGCGAGGCCGCTCGGGAGTTCCGCAAGGCGGAGGGCGCCACCGAAAAGCAATGGTTCGACTATCGCCGGTCGTTCCGCTTCGCGGCCGCGACCCGCATCCACGAACGCTGCCTCGACCTTCGCCGGGAGCGCGAAGCCGGTCCGACGACCACCTCCTCGGGCACGAACCTCCCCGCCCTGGCCTCGCTCTACTCGCAGGAAACCAAGGCGAACCAGCTCACGCTCCAGCAGCACGGCATCACCCTCAAGAAGGGACCGGCCAGCCGCATCAAGCTCAAGTCGAGCAGCGGATATGCGGCGGGTCGTGCGGCGGGGGACACCATCGCACTCAACCGACAGGTCCGGTGACGGGCAGGGGGAACTTCCCCCTGATCCCCCGAGCCGCCTTGCGGGGCGGTTCCGGGGATCGGCATCCCGCCGTCCATTCAGGAGAACGGAAAATGAACAGCGTCATGAACGCCATGCGGGACAGGCTGCACCGTCAGGTGACCGCCTTCACCGGATGGAAGCTCGACTGGAGCGAGACCGACGTCTCCGACCTGGTGACCGAGGCGTCGTTCGAGATCCCGGATCGGGACTTCAACCTCTGGGTCGAGCTTCGGCCCGCGAACAAGGTTCGCCTCGCCTTCTTCAACGAGCAGGACGAGGACATCCAGGACGCCATGCCCGAGATGCTTCCCCGTCTGATCGGCGAGCTCACCCTCGCCGGCTTCCAGGTGGAGGGCTGACATGGGCGTGCTCAAGATCATGGGGATCGCCAGCGCGGCGATCGTCGGGTGGTATGTCGTCGACGTCAAGGTGCTCGGCAACGAGCCCGCTCCCCCGGAGCGCACGCCGGAGTTGCAACGGCGATGCGAGGCGCTCGGCGTCATCGCTGAGACCGCGTTCGAGGCGAAGCTGCGAGGCGTCCCCCTGGAGGCCTATCGCGCCATCGTGGATCAGCAGGCGCGGGCGAACCGCACCAGCGACGCCAATCGCCAGAGCATCAGGGAAGCGGCGTCCATCGGATACGAGACCCGGACCAGGGAGGGCGCTCGCCACCGCGCCGTCACGCTATGCCGGTGAGGCTCCCCGCCCTGGCGGCGCTCGCATTCCTCACGGGATGCGGGCTGCCTCCGCCGAACAGCACCCTCGGCCGTCACTACCGCCTTCAGGCGACGGCTGACTGCCCCGAGCTCGCCCGACCGGGGGAATCTCATGCGGCCTGCATCGAGAGACTTGCGGCGGCGCGATATGAGTCTTGGATCAACACGCCTCCCCCGGAGCGCGTCTACGTAGTGAGGGTTCGATGAGCACCGAGCGCGTCCACTTCCGCCTGATCCAGATGCCGTGCTGCAAGCATCTGTTCTGCAACGTGAACCCGCGTCTACCGAGCTACTGCCCGGAGTGCGGGACGCACGTCTATTCCGAGATCAGGGCGTGCATCCTGATCAGCGATGACAACGCGACCCTCAAGTATCGGGAGATCAAGCCGTGACAGTCGGACCAGTGAGGGCGCACCATCGCGTGCGCCTTCCGTATCAGCGAGTGAGGCCGCTGGAGCGCGCCGAGCTCGAGACCATGATCCGCAGGCTGCGTCGCGCCGGCGACCACCTTGCCCTCCGCATGGCCGTTGCTGCCCTGGAGCACTACCGTAATGAATGCCAGGGCATTGAATCGCATAAGAGCCCCTAGGGCCGACGCCTAGAGCCCTCCACGGCGCCCCGGTATGGCGCCCCGCGCCTAGGCGCCCCGGCTGGCGCCCTGCCCTGCCCTGGCGGCGCCCTGGCGCCCTCTAGGCTGGCGCCCTGCCCTGCCCTGGCGCCCCGGCTGGCGCCCCGGCTGGCGCCCTGCCCTGGGAGGCGCCCTGCCCTGGCGCCCCGGCTGGCGAGGCCCGGCTGGCGCCCTGCCCTGCCCTGGCGCGGTCGGGACCGCCCTAGCGTGGCCTCCCGATGATGGCCGCGATCAGCCCTGCCATCGCGAACCATGCGGCCTTCCCCGGCTGTCCCGAGAACAGGCTCAGCATCGCGCCCATGAACGCGAGCACCATCGCTAGAGCGGTCAGCACGTCAGACTCCGGTGCTGCCGAATCCCCCTGCACCGCGCTCGGTGGGTGACAACTCCGGGACGTGGTTGAGGCTCGCCCGAATGAACGGAGCAAGGACAGCCTGCGCGATGCGATCGCCGCGAGTGACCTCGTAATTCGCGTCGCCCAGGTTCATGAGCACGATGAACAGCTCCCCGCGATAGTCGTAGTCCAGAGTGCCGGGCGAGTTGAGCACGAAAATCTTGTGCTTCGCCGCGAGGCCCGATCGGCTGCGGATCTGCAACTCGTATCCGGGCGGCACCTCGAACATCAGGCCGGTGCGATAGATGCGGTGCATCCCGTAGTAGATCGTTCCCGTATCGGCGCTGGAGATGTCCATCCCTGCCGAGCCGTCGGTGGCATACTCCGGGAGACGAACGTAGTGCTCCAGTGTCGCGATTTTGATTTCCACGAGTCAGCTCCTTGTTGGATTGTCAATCAACTTCCACCGTCTTGCCCTGTCCCCAGGACGGGCCGACCTCCAGGTCACAGACGACCGGCACCAGAAGCTCGGCCGCGCTGTTCATGACCTTGGCGCATTCACGTGCCTCATCCTCCGATTCCACCGCGAAGCCGAGCTCGTCGTGGACCGACACCAGCACGCGGAACCCCGCCTTGTCAGCTGCGATCATAGCCGCCTTGGTCATGTCGGCCGCCGAGCCCTGGATCAGCTTGTTGAACGCCTTGTGGAGATACCACCGTTCACCCGCGACCATCGGGAAGCGGCACTTCCGACCGAGCAGCGTCTTGATGTAGCCTCGGCGCCTCGCCGCCTTGCCGACCTCGTTGGACAATTCGCGCATGAACGGAACGAGCTCGTCGTATTTCTCCAGAAGCTCCTCCCCCTCAGGCCCTGGCCGCAGGACCACCCGCTTCTTCGCCGCCCACCAATCCTCGGTGAACGGCAGGCCGAGCGCCGCGCACAGACTGCCGGCTCCCTGCCCATACATCTGCGCGAGGTTGAGGATCTTGGCCTTCTTGCGGGGGATCTCCATCAAGTCAGCCACGAGCTGGTGAAGGTCGAGGCGCGGGTTCTCGCGATACTTGGCCGCGAGCTCGAGCGCGCTCTCGATCTCGATGGCAGCGCCGAAATGCACGGCGAGTCGTGGCTCCTGCGAGGAGTAGTCGCACGCCGCCCAGAGCGGCTTGTCCTCGTCTCCGACGAACAGACCGCGGACAGCCCTCGCCGCTTCCTCGTCTCGCGCTGGAAGCTGCTGGAGGTTCGGATCGGAACACGAGAAGCGACCGGTGACGGTGCCTCCGTCTTCGCCACGCAGAGACGAGAAGCTGGCGTGGATGCGTCCGTTGTGATGGTGATCGAAGATGAGCCGCTCGACGAATGTCACCCGTTGTCGATCGACGCGCCGCAGACGCAGGATGGATTGAGCCACGTCGTTGTCCGTCAGCGATTCCAGCCATCCCGCCTTGAGCGACGGATCGCCCTTCACCTTGGTCAGGGGGAATTCCTCGATGCCGCTCTTTCGCAGCGCAGCGATCTGGACCTCGGTGTCCCACGGGCTGATGGTCTCCCCCGTGATCTCCAGCAGATGCGCGCTGACCTCCTCCTGCTCGATGATCAGCTTCTCGTGCAGCTTCTTCGCCTTGCTGAGCGAGACTGCCACGCCGCGCCGCCGCATACGATAGAGCACCGCGAGGAGCTCCATCTCCATGTCGTAGATCTCGCGCACCTCGTCGTTGTCCAGCATCGGCATGAAGTGCTGGTGAAGACGCCACGTGACTTCCACATCCTGCTCGGCGTAGGGACCGATAATCGTGCTCGGCATCATGTGGATGTTCGCGCCTCGCTTGCTCTTCTTGATGCCGTAGGCTTTCGCCCAATCGTCCATCAGCGAGGTGTCCTTGCCGACACCGAGATAGTCCTTGCCGAGATTGTCCAGAGAATATGACCGGCGATATTCGTCGAGAAGCGGAGCCTGCACCTGGACATCGTGGATGGCGCCCGCGAACAAGACCCCCTCGTTCTCGAGCCAGCCGATATCGTAGTTCGCGTTGGCGAAACACCACGAAAGGTCCTTGCGCTTCGCCTGATACGCGAGCCAGCTGAAGAAGCTCAGCTCGGACTTGTGCCAGTTATTCCCGCCGCGGTGACGGAGCGGATAGTAGAGCGGTGGAGTGTTGTTGACTTTCAGCGCCACGCCCACGATGTGTCCGTTGTCGAACGCCCATCCCGGTCCACGCTCGATGAGCTCAGGGTCCTTGGTCTCGGTATCGCAGGCGATCACCGATCCCTCGGGGATGTCGGGCAGCTCACGCGGGGGAACCCAGCTGACATCCACCTTGTAGTCTCCTCTGAGTTTGACTTTCATGGGACTAGAAGCCCTCCCGGCCGGAGCAGATGTCCCCCTGCTGACAGAGGTCAGCCGCCTCGTCGATCGTGGCGGTGCGGATTATGCGGCCGCAATCCAGACACCGGAAGTGGCTGCCCTCACGGAGCAGGCCAGACGTATTCGAGGTCGGTGCCTTCGGTCCATCCGTTGAGGGAGTAGTAGAGGGCGTCTTTTCGGAGGAGGTTGGATCGGTGGGATGCATGGAAGTCTGGGTCTCCGAACCAGGGTGGAAGGACGTAGACTCGAGGTTTGAGGAGCAGCATCGTGTTGCGGAAACCTCGACGTCGCCACTCCTTGATGCAGACATCGGAATACTTGGCGAGCGCCGCCTCGTAGCCTCGCCACATGCGGGTCGCTGGATGATTACGCCAGCCTCGCGACACTCCCGTCAACGCATTGAGGATCTGGCGCGCTTCGAGTCGCTGTTTGCCAAGGCGCTTGTCGTCGAGCACGCGAGCAGATGCATGGAAGTCGGGGTATGGAAGAAATGTTTGGATTGGGTCTCTCCTTGCTTCTCTCCATTGACGCAGAGCAGCTTCTCGCAGTTTCTGTTTCGTCGCCTCTGACTTAGGACGACCCAACATGAACGCTCGAGCGGCTGCGGCAGTTCCCGGCTTCTTAAGACCGGCATGGTGATATCTGTGATGGCAGGTGACGCACATTAATTCGAGATTCGACAGGAAGTTATCTGCGGGGTTCCCATTAACGTGATGAACGTGACCAGATCCACGAGTAGTCCCCAGCTGAGATATTTGAAGTCCGCACCTAGCGCACGACAGGGGGAGGTCGTTGAACAGTGTCCACAGGGATCTCGCTATTGCAGCGGATCCACCAGCGTGCTCCCCGCTTCTGACTGAGTGTATCACCTTGACCATGTTGTCCCTGCCGCGGACCCCCTATTTGAGCGCCTAGCGCAAGCCTAGCCTGCCACGGTGCGGCGCGCAAGCCTACGAGGTGGCGCTCACTCCCAGGATGTTCACGTCATGGACATGGGCGTCGATCCACGATTGGAACTCCTCTTCCTGGCCCGGTCGAACCTTCGTGCGAAGCTCTTCGATGCCCGTCTCGACGGATTGGGTGAATTCGTAGAGCGTGGCTCGGCGGCCCTCCTTCCACGCCTCTAGCTTCTGGTGCGGACCCAGGTGATATACGATGTTGTTCCGCGTCTCGACAGCGAACCGCTTCGCCATGTAGACCAGGGTCACGCCCGGATTGCGATCCAGGGGGGTTCCGTCGACGGTGGTGTCGGTCTCGATCCGCTTTCGCTTCGGGTTCAGCATGAACGGGCAGGTCTGGACCGAGAAACGGGCGCAGTCGAGGTGCATCGGAGGCTCGGTGCAGATGCGGCTGAACAAGGACATGGGGCCGAGCACGAAGGTGCGCTTTCCCTCGGCCATCGGCCCGCCGCAGATCCAGCAGAGTCCCCGGACGTAGGCATCTAACGGACGGCGCGGATTGATGTGGACGAAGTCAGGTTCGCCTTTCTCGTTCGTCTCGGTGACGAACCACGGGATTGGCCTCCCCCGGCTGTCCTTCGGCAGATTGGCGAGAGCTGATCTCATGAGGGCGTAACCTTCTCGGTGGTGGTCAGGCGGACGTTCATGTGGAGGTGGATGTTCTCCTCCGCTCCATGACGTCCCTGCGACCAGACGAGATCCACCTTCTCGTGGGGGACGCCATCCATGTGCGTCGAGAAGTCGGCGCAGAAGCCCATATGGATCTGCGTCATGTGATGCTCGCGGGCAAGCGCCACGACAGCCTTCGCGAACGCGACATGCTTCGGGTGGATCATACTGGCCTCCATCCAGGGATCCACGAGCAATCGTGCTCGGGTTGAACGAGAAGGTAGCCTCCGAGCCGCCCGACGTAGGGAAAGACCGGCACCGAGTAGGTCTCGATGGGTCCGACAGTCTCGGGAGGCGGAGTGACCGTGAGCTTCACGGGCTTGCGGACCACGAGATACTTCGTGTCGGACTCGACGATCGTTCTCTCGCAGTGACCCACGAGAATGATGTCGCCGTTGGGAGCGCGCCTCCGCACGTCTTGGATGATCATGACCGGGTCACCGAACGGATGCGATATTCGGCGTTCTGCAGCGCGACGCAGAGACTGCCGATCTTCATGGTTCGCGACTCGGTGTGCGGCATGTTGATCACGAGCATGAGGTCACGCAGCGCCTCGGCGATCTCAGCCGCCGCCAGAGCATAGGCCGATTTGACGGAGGCTTCCGGCGGGGGAGCGATCTGCACCGTCGGATGCATGAAGCCCAGCGCGATCGCCCCCCGGTCTGCGAGCAGCGCAGCCGAAGGAACCATCGTGCCGTCTTCGGTCTGGATCCAGGCGTCCTTCGTGTAGAACTCGAGGACCTTGGCGAGAGCGCTCACGTCGGTTCCTCCGACAGACCATCCAGGGTGTCGGCGTGATCCATCGTGGGTTCGCCGATGTCTTCGGGGATGGTGATCTCCAAAGCGTCCGGGATGTCGGCGCTCTGCAGTTCGTCGATCCATGAGCTCACAGCGTCTCCCTTCTCGCCCTCCTGCCACTTCTCCGACTTCTCGTCGTAGGCATCCTGCGCCTCGGTGGCGATGGCGTCCACGAACTCCTTGGCGCTTTCGAGCTTCGCGTCGTATTCCTCGACCGCGGTGCGGAGCTCGGCCAAGGCGGCGTTCGCTGCTTCAACCTTCTCCTTCACCTGCTCGGCGGCGTCGTTGAGGCCTTTTGAGAAGCCGTCGCGCTCCTTCAACTGCGCTTTGGTCATCTTGAATGCCATCGCTACTTCTCCACCTTGATGATGAACACCCGACGCCCTGGACGGAGCGCCTTCTCCTCGCGCGCGATCTGCTTCGCTTGCTCCTCGGTGAAGCGACCCGCCTGCTCGCGAGTGACTTCGGCCATCCCCTTGTAGCTGATTGCGAACAGCGAAGGGAAGTGGTCGCTTCGAAGTTCGACGATATACGGAATGGGAACCTCCATGCGTTGCGCCAGCCCTAGCCTAGCCCGGCGGGCCTCCAGCCGCAAGTAGCAGCCGCTCCAGAGACATCTTCGCGATGCTCAACAGCTCTGGGGAGCCGGTGTCATCGAACGTCGCGATGAGCGCGATGATCGCTTGCTCCTCCGCCCCCAGATCTCCGTTGGCGTCCAGATACTCCCCGATGGAGATGGGAGCGATGGGGTTCCTGCTCACGTCGATCAACTTGTCCAGGAAGTGCGCGGCCTTCTGCAGATCCTGGATGCCGTTCTTCTTGCGCCAGCGGGCGACATACTTGGTGATCTGCCCGCCGAGATAGGACATGTCTCGACTGGACACGAGATCCCAATGCTGGATCGGCGACTGATAGTGATCGCCGCCGACTTGACGCTCGTTGGGGTCGCTCATAGCAGTCCTGCCTCCTTCGCGTAATACCACAGCTCGCGGGGGATTTCCCGCTCGCTTCGTTGCAGATAGTCGGCGATGCGCAACGACACCGCGACGTAGTTCTGGTTGCCGAGCTTCATCTCTCGCAGAGTGTAGAGGCCCGCCTCGATGAGGTCCGCCCACTCCAGCCACGGACGGAGCTTCGGGGGAACGTCCCTCAGGCCCATCATCTTGGACATGACAATCTCGAGATTCTTGTGATCGTCAGTTCGGCCGGGGCGCGGCATGTCGCCGATCTCCCCCTCGACCAGGTCATGGTCGAGCGCCGCCTCGACGAGCGTCAGCCTGTCCTTCGCGGAGCCTGGGAACAGCCGAGACAGCAGGAAGGCGACCGCCCACGAATGCTCGGCGATGGTCTGGCGATGCAGCGACTGCATCGTGTGCCAGCGCGTGACCGAGTGTCCGTAGTCGATCAGTGTAGAGATGTCGGCCGGGCCTCCTTCCTTGGAGGGCTGCTCCCTCGATGGCGCATGAGCAGGTCGGACAGTATCGTGTCCACCTCGGCCACCGTCGTCCCCGAGTGCAGGAGTTCCCAGAGCATCACCTCCACTCGGCGAAGGGTTATCTCCGAGGACTCCCCCGTCGGGAGCATCGGTGTCTTGTGATGCTCGTTCTGAATCCGCTGAAGCGATCGGCAATGTCGGCACGCGCAGCCTCCTACGTTGATCTTCGGGGACATTGTGATAGGCCCTCCATAGATGATGGTCGCAATACGGACGGCCCTGAACAATTGGATCTCCGCACATTCTGTCGTCTTCGATCCATTGGCAAGTTCCGGGGGGCGAACTTATGTATCTAGGCACGACGGTTGAGCCACCTCCTCGCTGCTACGATCCAGTCGTTGTTGGTCTCGGGCAGGATATCGACCGCCTGAGTGTCGCCCTTCTTGTGCTCGCGATGGGCGTGGACCATCGGAACGACCACCGACTGGAAGAAGTGAGACGTGAACTGGCTCGGATTGATGGGCGCTCGTGCGGTGAGCAGGCTCATCAGGACGTTGGCATCCTCGAGCGTGACCTCGGGGGAGAGGGTCGCCAGAGGAGTCGAGTAGACCTCGCCGGTATCATATTCCGTCGAGACCGCATCAGGTATCGATTGGAGATTCTTGCCCGGCCCGAAGCCCGTGTAGATGTGCGCGTTCGTGCTGATCTGCGTCAGCGTGCCGACCCTGGTCTGGGTGGATGCCGACAGATACTCCAGCAGGAAGCTGAACTGCACGATGTTGGCGCCGAGCATTCCCCAGAACAGGTCGTTGCTCCGATTGAAGACGGTGAGGTGCATCGTGTCGTCGATGATGCGCGGGACCGCCATCAGGTTGCAGGGAATGTCGCGGCTGACAATGCCTAGATCTCGCTCCGCCTCCCAGATGCTCAGCACAGCTCGCCGGTTTCCTGGTTCCTGGTTGAGCATCATGACGACTTCCGAGAACTGCTCGTGGAGGCGCGCTCCGTAATGCCCCCGGAGGGTCTGGCCGTCGTCGCTGAACGTGTAGAACCGGTCGGCGATGTCTGCCAGGGGAATCACGGAGTCCACCTTGCTGAGGATCGACAGGCCGTCGACGAGGTGCAGGAACGGATTGATCTTGCGCCACGGGTTGAACATCACCCGCTCGACGGGATTCAGCGTCTCGACAGCGAACGGTCCCGGATGGGAGATCACGTCGCCGTTGCGCGAGCCCTGCCGAACTCCGAAGTTCGACAGCCTCCGAGCCGCCTGGAACAGCAGATGGTCGCCGTTGCGACCGGTCAAGTGACTGAACATGATGGTCCCCTGTTGCGTGCGCCTAGCCTAGCGCGGCCTGCCGCCGCGCGCCAGCCCCTACAACTCCTTGGCTACGAAGTCGGCCAGGATACGCGCGACAGTCGCTGGATCATGGTGGCTCCTCAGATAGTCGTAGGCGTCCACCGGCTTCCGAGAGCGGTCACGCATGAGATCGATGATGTCCTGCGCCGACGAGATCGGCACAACGTAGTCCTGCAGAGGGCTCGGCCACGCCTTCAGCCAATCCGCAGCGACTGCCGTGATGCAGCCCGCCTTCAGACCGTAGAGGGTCGCATATTCGCTACCTCCGCCATCGCCCTTCCACGGCTTCGTCAGATTGAACGCGATCTCCGTGCTCGCTGCCAGAGCGCCCGTCTCGTCAGGCTCGTAGGCCATCTGGTCGTCGGGAGCGAAGCCGGGCCAGGGCGGATTGCCGAAATGCTTGCGGAGGTAGTGGAACGCGTAGAGGCGGCTGATCTCGCCACGGAACTGCACCGGCTCCTTCCTGAGCCAGATGTTCGCCTCCATGATGAGCTCGATGTTCTTGCGCGAAGTGACGCGCGTGAACGACATCCCCCGGAACTTGCGGGCAGGGGGAATCGGCTTCGCCGAGATCGGATGCGGCACGAACTGGCAGCCGGGATAGCGGCTCGCATACGACTCGCGGATCACGAACGTCTTCTCGTTGGGATATTCGGAGAGGACCTTGCAGTGATCCTGCTCGGTGGAATTGTGCAGGAAGCGATAGAAGCCCGCGTCCAGCATCCGCCGCTGATCGTCCTCCGAATGTGACTGATAGTTCGTGTGGAGTAGGATCTTCGGGCCTCGCTCCGCCAGAATGTCGGCGAGCGTCTCGTCGCGGCTCATGGTCCAGAAGCGATACGGGATCTTCGCGCGCTTGAACCCGAGCACCATGTATCGCATGAACGGGCCGATACCGTTGCGGCGATGTTTCATGCCCTGCGAAATGAGGTGGATCACGCCCGCCCCTCCAACACGTCATTGCCGAACTTCTCGAGCTCTTCGCTGAGGTTGTCCAGCAGGTTCAGGTCCTCATCGGTGATCTCGTCCGGATCTTCCGTCTCGGACAGGTGGCCCGTCATGATCCCGAGGAACGCCTGAGCTCCCGCATAGAAGGCTCGACGCATCTCCTGCCGCTGGATCGGCGGCGCCTCCTGCAACAGGGCGGCTTCGAAGGACTCCCATTGCTCCTTGATGGTCTTGCTCATTCGTAGATCTCCTTCACTCGCGGTGTGAACGGGTCCCCCTCGATGGCGCGAGCGGCCACTCGGTAGGTCGCTTCGGTAGGAGCCAGCAGCTCCTCCTTGCCGAACTTGTCGGGCAGCAGACCGGGGCGGTTCACCGCCTCGTTGCATCCCAAGCACGGAATCATTGCGCGGCCATCGTGCATCAGGATGCGGCGCGCGGCCTGGAAATGCTTGTGATTCCACAGCTCGTCGAGCGGCATCTGTCCAACGTTCGCAATCTTGTAGTGTCCAGGCCAGTCCACGCAGCAGAGAGCGACATCGCCATTCCAGCGTATCGCCAGCTCTCGGAACGGCTTCGCGCACCGCTTCTTGGCATACGACTCGTCGGGAGGCCCGCTGTTCAGCGCGTGATTGCTGAGATGCGAGTGCGTTCCCTTGGTCGAGACGCTGATGTCCTTCACCCAGACCAGCTTCTTGCCGCGATGACGCTGATGCGGATTGCCTTCCGGGTTCTCGGGATACTCGATGAACTGGACCCCGTTCACACTCCCTGGGGGATATTTCTCGCGAAGCGCCGGAACGATGCGCGCGTGCCGATAATCGTCGAGCGCGAAGGTGTTCAGGCCAGCGTCGAAGAGCTCCTGGAGCATGTTCCCCTTGAGTAGTCCCCCGCCGTTCGAGGTCACCATGATGTAAGAACGAGGGAGGTAGTGGCGGAACTTCCAGACGATGGTCGGAAGATCCTTGTTGAGCGTGGGCTCGCCGTGCATGGCGAACTCCAGACGCGGGTTCCAGCTGAGCCGCTTGATCTCCTTGGCGATGTGGGTCGCCAGATCGATGTTCATATACTTGAACGGGCCGGAGTTCCTGCCGTGGTTCATGCCGACGGAATGCGCTCCGTTCGCACGAATCGATTGGATGCCGCAGAAAGCGCAGGCGAGATTGCATCCCTCGACCGGCTCCATCTGGATGGCGAACGGTGGTGTCTGTTCAACCACGGGAATTCCTTTCACGGAGGAGCGCGGCCAGTCGGCTGCGATGCTGAACGAGGGTCGAGGCGAAGCGGATGCAATGGCCGAGGTGGCTGTCGGTCATCTCGTGCATGTAGAAAATGACGTTGCGATCCTTGGTTCGCCATTGATCCTGGCCGCATCGCGGTTCGGTGGCCCGACGCTGAGCGTGCCAGTCTCGCTTGCCGACGCCAGAGACGCAATTCGCTTGTTTCTCGTCGATCATGTCTTGGCGCTCTTCAACGCTTGTTCCCACTTGATGCGAACGTCCTTGCGGTTACCGAACGCTCCCCCGGTGGAGTTCTGCTTCTGCACGATCTCGACGAACGCCGGATGGAGACGCTTGAGCTCCTCCGCCGCCGCGCTCTGCTTCTCGTGGTCGCGGTAGTCGGAACACCCGCCGGGAAGCTGCGTCTGCTGCTGATCCTGCACCCAATTCGTCAAGATGAAGTTCGGGTAGCCGCGACGGAGCAATTGGAGGGTGACGTCGAAGTCCTCCATGACCGGCACTCGGCCGTGGACGGAGGCCAGGAACGGGATCGTCTGGTATCCCAGGACGCGCAGCATTCGGCCCACGATCTTGACGGGATATTTCTTGTCGTTGTTGCGAGCGTTGTTCCCCTGGCGGATGTCCACGCTCCCGTGAGCATACTTGTTGAGGTATGCCGCCACGAGCTCGATCATCTCGACGGTCTGCTCGGGGGAGTTCCGGTGCAGATGCCAGTCTTCCAGCGACAGCCGATGGTAGAAGCGGAGGTCGTCGTCCATCATGATGAACCTGTCGCGGTCCAGCTGACGAGAGTGCTTTCCGCACCACCAGCGCGTCTTGGCGATGCCGTCCAACGGACACGACAGCAGGCTCGCACGGTGACGCTCGGCCATCTTGGCATAGCGATCTCGTTGCTCCTTGGGCACCACGAGATAGACCGTGAAATCGCGCTTGGCGCCGTCCAGAGCCTCCAGCGTCAGGGATCGATCGAACCGAGACCGGCTCGGCACATAGACTGCGAAACTCACTGCACTCCCCTCCGCTTCTGCGATGCTGCGACCTTCTCTCGATGCCTCGCCGCCTCGTCGAGGTCGGTCAGGACTTCGGGATCATACGGGTTCCGCATGGACTGCGGCAGGGGGAGTCCGTAGAACCTCCCTTCCGGCATCTGAATGTGCCGATGTTCCTTATAGGCGCCCTTCGCGATGAGGGTCCCCCGGAACCGCTTCGCCATCAGAACGACTCCCTCTCTGCCGCCTCGCTGAGCAGCCGACCAGCTTCGGCGGTGTTGCGATCATAGGCTTTCTGATCGCCGCGCTCCAAATCCTGCGCTGCGATCCACACGCGAACTGTCGCCCGAGCCCTCAAGGCTGCGGGACTGGTGAGGATGGACTGCGTGGGTTCGGGCACCGCCCTCCCGCGAGTGTCGAGGAGCGTCATCCGAAGGTGGCCTTCCAGTCTTCGGCGGTCATGCCGCTCATGAGGAACTCGCGCTGGTCGGCCGTGAGGCCGGGCATGGCCTTCTGAATGAGCTCACCGGACTGCCACCGCAGAAGCTGCTCCGGAGTGACGGGGATTTCGAGAGTATTCTCGCGCTGCGTGACGGGGCTTTTTCTGGTGACGAGCATGCGAACCTCCTGAACGTGCCGCACCGCAAGCATAGCGCGCCCGCGCCTCTAGGGCAAGTGCGGCCTGTAAACGGAACGCACGGATCCCTGGCTCAGCTGAAGTCGACGATACTTGTCGAACTCGCAACAGCAGTTCTGCACATCGTGGAGCTCCATGCGCTCAGCGATGCGGGGGAGTTCGCGTCTTACGATCTTGAGGAGATTGACCATCATTGGGACTGCCTCGTGCTGGAAGACCCGCTTCACGCGGAAGGTCCCCCGCAATCGTGCCAGCCCGCGAGTCGAGCCTGGTCCAAGGGGAGCCCACTCGTAGCGGTCCTCCCATTCGCCGGGATAGACGTGGCGCAGATCGGCGACAATCTGGCCCGCCATAAAGCTGCCAAGCCCCGGCCTGCCGCGCAAGGCGCTCCACGTGGCCTCCATACTTGAGGTGTCGATCTCGGGAGGGTCATTCCACAACGGAGTCAGGATGCGCTCCACGATCTGCAGATACTTCGGGCCTCCGTAGGCTCCGTTGATGATGTAGGCTCCCGTGAATATCTTCTCGCCCTTCAACGCTCGCTTGCTCAGCGCGCGGATGTATGCGGTCGGATCGAACGGGATTGGCGGAGGGAGAGCGGCGAGGGTGTCGGGCCAGTTGATCAAGCGACCAACGGCGCACGCGAGCACGGCCTCACTCGGCGAGGAATAGATATAGCTGCGATGCCAATTGAGGAGCCAGCGGCTCACTCGATCGTCCATGCGAACGACATTGCACCAGCGAAATCTGTCGAGGAAGGGGTCGGTGGACCAGGGACGCGGGAGTCCTTGCTCTTTGCGGAGACGAACGGCCTCCCGCTCCTGTATCCAATAGAGGAACTTGTCGACTTCAGCCGGGACGAAGGCCTCGGGGGAGAGCACCTTCATGGCGGCATGATCTCCCCCGAGCTCGGCTAGTCAGCCGTCGATCACTCGGCGACCTTGACGCAACCGCGGCGAACGAGGTTCGAGATGATGCCGCCCGCGTTCGGCTTCTTCTCGGCGCCCTTGAAGGTCGTGTTGATGGCCTCCAGCGCGTCGCCGTAGGTCATGCCGTCCTCGAGCGCGGAGTAGGCGTCGCCCAGGATGGAACCCTCGCGCGGCTTGCTCTCGGCGTCGTCGAGCAGCTCCAGCGTCGCATCCTTCTTGATGCGCGGCGTGAAGTCGGGCTTCTCGCCCTTCTTCGGAGCGCCCTTCTTGGGCTCCTTCGCGGCCTTCTCCACCTTCGCCGGCGCCTTGGCCGACTTCTTGGCGGGCTTGGTCTCCTCCTCCTCGATTTCCTCCTCGTTCTCCTCCGGCTCGGGCTCCTTCGTCTTGGCCTTCGCCTTGGCCTTCGGCGCGGGCTTCTCCTCCTCGATCTCCTCCTCGGTCTCCTCCTCCGGCTCGGGCTCCTTCGTCTTGGCCTTCTTGACAGGCTTCAGCGGCTCGATGGCGAGGTCGCCGTCGTCGTCGAAGAAGAGGCCCATGTTCTTCTCGGCCAGTGCCTCGGTCAGCGCCTCGCGGGCCTCGTCGTCATCCTTCGTCTTGAGGATGTTGCCGGTGACCTGCTTGAAGGCCGACTTCAGAACCGGAAGCTCCAGTTCGCTGATATCCACGGTCTGCACGTTGGGGAATCCCTTGATGCGTGAGCCGGTCGCCAGTCGACTCAGGTTCTTCGGGGAACGGATGGCCTGGCGAATGGCCTCCGGTAGGTCAGTCCACCCCGTCTTGGGACGAGGACCGGGGGAGTAGGTGCGTCCTCGGGGGAGTGTCCGTCGGACGAGGTGGACCGCTTCGCCGTCCGCTGTCATGGTGAAGCCGGACCAGTCCGGGCCTGCCGCCTGAGCAAAGATCTCAGTGGCGACGGGTGACGGCGTCTTGAGGACGGCGACTCCCCAGCCCATTCTATCGCGGTATCGGAACATGACAGCGAACATGCTTGAAGCCTATACTGCCCGGTTACTGAATGCAATCGGGTATTTAGAACGCCGTCTTGCGACGGGTCTTCGGCTCCTTCGCTTCGTCTTCGTCCGTGGCGAGATCCGCGTCCTCCTCCTCGGAAGCGGCGACACGACCCTGGGCAGTGAGTTCGTGGAACGAGCGCGCGACCTTGTAGAGTTCCGCTCCGCCGTCGAACACCTCCTCGCCGTTCACGTTGATGAGCTCCGACTCCAGCGAGATGATCGGGACGTGGAAGTCCCCCTGGTCGTTGGACTGGGGGCTCGACTTCATGCGGTAGATGTTCATGAAGGACGGCGCCACGAACGTATTCCCGCCCTCGTCGCGGATCTTCTGATTGGAGATCAGCGTCAGCCAGCGCCGCGAATGCGTGGCTTTCGTGCCGGTCATCGAGAACACGACGCGCTCGTATTCGCCGGACTCCTCGTCCACGATCATGAAGTAGTGCTCGGGCGTCTCGATGATCTCGTGGCCGTCCTCGGTGACCCACTTCGCCTGGGATACCTTCTCCAGCCCGTTCGTGACATCCTTGCTGTCGTGCGAACCGACGATGCCGCCGCCCTGGTCACGGGGGATCCACTCGACCCAGCGACGGGTGAAGTAGCAAGGGATCACCAGGATGCCGGTCTCCTCGCCCTCGTAGAGCTTCTGGATGCTCGCGAGGCAGAACATGCCGGGCTTCGCACCCTTGATGAACTCGGGCCTGGTCTTCTTCGTGACGCGGCTCATCTCATGCACGAGAGTCAGTCGTGGGATGATGAGATCGGCGCTGGTGACGTTCTCCGTCCCCCGGCCTGCATCGGCGAGCGTGGAGATCGACGGCCGCTTGGCGACCGCCTGCGTCTTGTTCGTGGTGGTGGTGGTGGCGAGCTTCGCCATGTCGGTCCAGTCCCTTCAGATGTTCGTGCGCGACGGGGGAAGCTTGTCGAACCCGGGAGTCGCCGCATTATCCAGGGTCATGCGAACCACGGTGTCGTCCACCTTGATCCGCTGGATGTCGAAGAAGTGGCCGTCCGGCAGCTTGTTGTCCTCTCCGACTTTCGGCGCCAGCAGAACCTGGACGCATCCACTGAGGTAGGTCACCACGCCGGTGATCCGTCCCCGGAAGCCCGTGATGCGGTCCTCGCCGTATCGGCCGAGCAGCGAGCGTTCGTCGTTCATGTTATCTCCTCTTCGGTTTGACGGGCTTGACGACAGCCCGGCGAGCCTGATACAGGTTCAGGTCGTCGACGGGCAGCTTCCCTCCCTTTCGGATGAGCTCGCGCGCCCATGCCGCATAGGAGGAATGGTGAGCGGTGAGGTCCACCACGACATCCTGGTTCGTAGCCTTGCGGATGCGCCGCGCCAGAGATTCGGCTGACTCGAGATCGCCTTTCGGGAATTCGATCTGGATGGTGGCTCGGAGGATGTCTTCTCCCCCGTTCTCGTGCATGAAGGCGATGGCGCGCTCGCGCTTGTCCGGCTCCTTGGGGAGCGAGCCCTGCACGATGTCCTCGATCTTGACCTTGCGATCCTGGCTGACGAACTCCGTCATCTGAAGCTCAGCCATCATCGTGGGCAGCTCGCGTTCGGTGATCTCGCGCAGTTCCTCCCTGCGTTTCTTGAGTTCCGTCTCCAGATGGTCGATAGCCGACTCCAGACCCAGAGATTTGCGAACGAGGATGCCGAGTTGACCGAGTTTGTTCTCGTCGCGGGACATTCCCTTGACGTCGGCCAGTGGATTGAGAGCGACTTTCGCCATAGACGTCTCCTGAGCGGGCAGGCAAGCCTAGCAGGGCGGGCGCCGCGCGGCAATCAGCCTAGATTCTTCACGTAGGCGTCCAAGGCGATCTCCGCTTCGGTCCTCGTGCGATATGGTCCGTGTCGATTCGACCATGTCTCGTCCCAGAACCAGACCCTGTTCTGGAACAAGTGGATGGGGTCCTTCGGCAGCGAGAGACCCGCCGCCTCGATGATCGCCTTCGCGGCGTGATACTCCATGAGGATGCGGGCCTTCTGCGACGGGGGCTTTCGCTGCGCCTCCGCCTGCTCCATGCGCGCACACTCGCTGCGGAATCGCCACATCGCCTTCGCAATGGGATTCCCCTTGTCGATGAACAGCAGGAAGGCTTCGTCTTCGGTCATTCGCCGATCTCCCAGACTCGGTGAGCACGGATCATCTCGTGCTGGCGCTCGGTCAGCCGACAGGCGTGGTCAACGATCACGGCCCTACCGGTCCCGCGGATGCGATATTCCAACTCCTCCGGAACGATGGGGTTCAGATCGAGTCTGCCCAGGTGATGAGCCAGATGTCTCGTGTATTCCCTTGCTGCGGTGGTGGGACACACGAAGAATGCGCCTCGCGGAGCGTCGAGCATCTGCTTCGTCGTTCGGCCGGTGCCGCGGTCGCTCATGACCGTGACTCCCAATATCGCCCCTCAGGGCCGCAGTTCATCTCGGCTCGCTGCTCCAAAGGAGCCGGAGTCAGCGGGGGATAGTCCACCGAGAAGCGGGCATACTGCTGACCTCGAGCGAGGGAGCACGGCATCCGCACGCTTCCGGGAGCCCCCGTGACCGGGTTCGCCGCGTGAACCGGTCCGCCGTCCATGAAGCTTGGCAGCATGTAGCCCTGGCTCGCCGCCTTAGGAGCTCCCGACAGCACCTTCGGATGGATGCAGAGGGCGTTGCCTCCGTCTCGAAAGATGTATCGGTCGATCCAGTGGATCTTGGCCCATCGGCAGGTCATGCAGGATGGTGCTTTCATCGGACGGCCCTCAGCGGCACCACCGTCGAGCGACGCTGGAGGAGCGCCGCGCGCATGGTCCTGGTGGAGTTGATCGACGGGGGAATCTGGTTGAGGCAGACGCGATACCATGCGTCTCGCATCGCTGCCGACTCGCAGCGGAACGGGCCTCCCTCCATCGTGCCGCACATCCAATACCCTCCGGTGAAGATTGGCGGTTCGCCGATCCCCCGCAGTCGGTTCCAGATGGCGATGGTTTCGCGATTGGCGAAGGTGATCTGGACCCGCGAGTGGGTGAGATCCTTCTGAATGGCTTCGGTTAGCTTCATGCCTTGATTGCCTCCTGAACGGCACCGCCAGCCTAGCGCGGCCGCGCTCGTTGAGCAAGCTGTTGATTCAGGAGAGCTTCGGCGATGCGGAGTGCGGCTCGGCCAGCCGGGCTCAACATCGATGTCCCTGGAGCCACGGGAACGCTGACTTCGATGCCAGTCTCCTCGTCACGGATGGTGAGGGTGTCCATCACGGATGCTCGTAAAGATGCCAGACGAAACCGGTCCACCAGGATGGTCGCGCGATGCTCCAGACCGCTCTCGATCGTCCATCCGGTGCCGACGATGGAGAAAGTCCGCATGACCGACGGCTCGGTTCCCGACTCCACCTCCATCCAGATGAACAGATCGCTGCCCTGCTGGTCGAAGTGAATGAACTTCGAGTTCGCCGTCACGTGGCACCTGACGAGATTGCCAGTCGTGGGGTTCGCCAGGAACTTGTAGAAGGTGCGGCTCATGGCTTCTTGATCTCCTCGATCCACGCCAGAACGGCGGCGATGTGCTGTTCGTTGATGATGCGGCACCGAACATCGTAGCCGGTTCGGTAGAACTTGGAGCGAGGGCCGGGCCACCGCGTTCGTTGCTCCAGCTCCCGCAGATAGGCCACGAGCTCGCTGGGCCAGCCGAGCCACTCCTGCATGAAGCGACGGAAGTGGACCGTGCCCTTCGAGTGGAGGGCCTTGATCAGCGTTCGTCGATCCGGCTTCGGGCGCTCGCCGAAGACATGGATCGTGTATTCGATGGAGCTTCGGCAGATGATGTCCCTGCGCGCCATGTCGTTCAGGATGGTCGGCAGATGCAGCGGGGGAACACTCATGGCTTCTTGATCTCCGGTTCGGGTTTCTCGGGCTTCCATCCACGATTGCCGTCGGGAACGTGGAACACGTCGCGGCTCGTGTCGCCGGTGTTGCGGATCTCCCCCGTCGTGAAGAAGCTGCAGTCGCAGCATCCCCACGCGAGGTTGTCATCCCAGAGCCGATGGCTCCCGCACTTCGGGCAGGGCATCAGCCAGCCGGATTCAGGCTGACGTCGAGCTCGCGCTTCTGCGCCTCCGGCGTGAACAGCACGGGGGACAGCTCCTTGAACGAGTTCTTGCCCCCGAAGTCGTTGCGGTAGATCATGAACCGCGCGAACTGGCTCGGGCGGCAGACGACGATCACCACCTCGCCCATCGGGCTGGACGGGAACGGCGCGCCGAAAGCCTTGTAGAAGGCGTCGCGCGTGGGTTGATCCAGGCCGTAGGGCTGGAGGTTGAACCGCACGCGATCACGGGGCATGGACATGTGGGCGAGTATCCTTGCTTCGATTGAGGAGTAGTCGGCGTGAATCAGCGGGTCATCGATGATGACTGCGCTGGGAGTGAGGCCCTGCCATCCGGCTGAGGCGGACTCGTAGTCAACGTAGACCACTCGGCCGGTCGGGCTCGGGCCATACATCGCGGCGAAGTTACGACGCTTCGCAGCGTGGTATCGCCAGTTCTTGGCTCGGCTCATTCGATGGTCTTCCTTGCGTCGCCGCAGAGCGGGCACTTGAGGGTGATGTTCCGACGATTGACGGAGACGGTCCCCCGGCAGTCGTGGGCGTCGCCTCGCTGTTCGCAATGAACCTCGAGGAACTTCTTGTAGATCTCGGCCTCCCTGCCCTCCACCCTCGTGGGGACGTGGCAGGCATTGACCTCGCGCTTGACCTTCACTGGCTCCTCCAGGAACAGGGTTGAATCGGGGTCACGCATGAATCTCGCCCAGAAGCGGGATTGCAGGGCCAGCCAATCACTTCGTGTCCGGATCATGGGCCTTCCTCTGATCTGGTCGCGGGCCGGTCGCCACCAGACGGCTGCCTCCCTTCGGGACCCTGGCCCTCTGCATCTTGGCGGCCTTGATCTTCCCACGCTCGCTCGCGTTGTGCTTCGTCGAGGCATTCGCATTGTCATGCGGGGACTTGATGCGCTCGAAAGTCACACGGCAGTCGACAATGGCCGCGAACATGGACGGAAGCATTCTTCGAGCCTCCTTCTCGGCTTCTGGATTGCTCTCCTGAAGGGCGATGAGCTCGTCTCGATAGCGATCCCCGTGACCCATTCTAGAAAGGAACGCTTCGGGAGTGGGCCTCTTTCCGCAAGTCGTTCTGACGTGCGGAAACTTCTTCCACATGACTCGAGCTGCGTCAATCAGTCGAGCTCCGGACATGCCGACCCGACCCAAGGCGATCCTCAACGCTGGATATTGTCCTACCCAATCCACCAGAGGGCGAGCGTCGGACTCAGCGGCTATCTTCATCATGATTCCACTCTCCGCACCAGTCGTTCGGGCTCACCAGCGGCCAGAAGGTCTTGCTGTAGATCTCGGCGGCCGTGACCACGGTCGGGGGATATCGCCGGCACTCGAACTTGTCGATCACCAGCATTCCCTCGCGCCTGTGGATGCAGGTCCGGCACTCCCTCACAGGACCACCAGAGTGTTCTGCGATCTCGTGACCGCCGTGTAGAGCCATTGCCTCACCTCCCTCTCGGGCATGACCCGCTTCATGCCCGCTCGTTGATCCACGACAACGACGTGCTTCCACTCGTTGCCCTGCGCTCGGTGCGCCGTGATGCAGTAACCGAACGAGAACAGGTTCTGCCCGTCCGTATCTCGCGGCACCTTCGACGTCACCATCTGAAAGTCCTCGACCTCGACCATCTGGCCGAATTCATTACGGACCAGCAGCGAGGGCTCCGTCGCAACGACGGTGACGATCTCGTTGTTGAGCAAGTCCCCCGCGTTCGAGCGGGAGATCAGACGTTCGCCGACCTGCGGATCCTCGCCAACGTAGCCGAGTTTCGAACGAATACGGTCGTTCCACTCGTCAACAGTGTCGTTTCGCCACGCTACGATCATTGCGTCGCCGGTCGCTATGAGCATTCCCAGACGCTCGCCATCGACCGATTTCCGCCGGAACGGCTTCAAGTCGAACTCGTCCGAGGTCCTGATTTCCTGCGCGAGCTGCAGAATTGGCCCATCGTGGCGATGGACATGCGTGAGGGTCACGGTGGGCTCGTAGTCGGAGTAGATGTTGCGACCCTTGACCGGGGGAAGCTGGAACTCGTCGCCGACCATCACGATGAGGCGTCCATCGCGGCGCATCTCTTCGAAATATCCCGTGGTGACCATGGAGGATTCGTCCATGACAGCGACGGGACGGATGAACCGATCTCGCTTATCCTGGAGCGCTCCCCGCAGGTCATCGCCCTCAAACTCGCTGATGTGCGTGAATCCCAGCTTGCGCTTTTCCTTCAGCGAGTCGCGCTTCGCCCGGACGGTCGCTATCTTGTCGACATTCTGGGGGCGTTCCGCCAGGGCTTCCTGGAGCTCGTCGTCCAACTCGCGGAACCGCTTCGTGTATTCCGATCGCGAGACGAATTCCCCCCGGTAGAAGGTCATTGCCTCGTCGATCCCCTTCGACTGGAGGCGCCTCGCGGCAGCATTCGTGGGAGCATAGACCACCGCGTCAGTCCCGAGGCGACGCTTGAGCTCAGAGATTGTCGTGGTCTTGCCCGTCCCTGCCTGACCGTCGATGATGACCAGCCCCCGTCCCTGCTCGCGCGCTCGCAGAACAGTGGTGATGGCCTCCTCTTGACTGTCACTGAGCACTGACCTTCCTCCCTGCGAGCACGAACGCGAAGGGCTCACGTTTGAGGTTGATACCCGCGTGGCAGAAGTAGAAGCGGCCAGGAACGGGTTCGGCCTTGAGCGCCAGCATGAGGACGCGAGTGGCCTCCTCGAAGGCCTCCTGCGTCGCTCGGTGTTCCGGTCCCATGAGGTCCATCAGTGCGATGATGTTCGCGGTGAAGATCGGGAGCACCTTCCGCGCCTCGTCCTCAGATATGGGCGCCGTGCTCGCAACAGCCTGATTACGCGCGAGGCCCTCGTTGTCCGCGCCGCAGATCATGAGACCGCTCCTCGTGGAGAAGGCGACGAGGCTGAGGCCCGGCAGACGAGGCTGACGCTGGATCTCGTCGATGGCATTTCGCATTCGGTCGAGCTCCACTCCAGAGACCTCACCGATAAGCGTGTCGATTTCGCTGTTGACGTCCATGTAATGCTCCTGAACAAGCGGCGCCATGCTGCGCCCATTACTTGCTCGTGGCAAGCCTTTTACTTCATCACTACATATTGTGTCAGTGAAATGCGGTCGCACGCAAGGTATAGCGCGCTTGCGCTGGCGCGCCGTTGCGCCTAGCGTAAAAGGTGGCCCGGAAGCACGATGCCTCCGGGCCGAGTTGCTCTTTGTTCAGGAGACCGCTCGATGGAGCGGGCAGGGCTCGCGCCGTGCCGCAGCACCGTAGCAGGGCGCGGTCTCTTGAGCAAGCGTGGCATGGCTCAGGGGGAATCGTGGCGATGGGGGAAGTTCCGTGGTCTGTTGATGCGCCGTCAAGCATCGCGGAGTATGCCCCCGCGCTCGTTCCCATTCTACTTCGCAAATATCCAGCAATGCGGCCCGACTCGGCGAAGTGGGACGAGTTCCTGCGTGAGGTCGCCCGAAGGTGTCAGACGACAACACGAGAGGTCAACGTCCAAGCCCTCCGCTGGATCCAGATGAACGAGACCGAGAAGCGGCCGAAAGGCGACTACGACAGCCTCGGCTACTATCTCCTTCCGTCCGTCACGCAGATCAGGGCGAAGTGGACGCGATTAGAGGAAGGTCCTCGACCTTACCTCCAGTCTCGCTGCCTCTGGCCGCTCCTCCCTCAAGAGAAGGCGGTGGTGAAGTCCTGGTCCGACCTCGGCTACGGATATTCCATCGATAAGGGAGGAGGGCGCAAGGTTCCCGTGCAGTTCACTCGCAACTCGTTGATCGTGTGCATCAGCGATGGACGATCGTTGGTCGGCTTTCAGGCGCTCGCGCTCAGCTCGAACTGGACGTGGGCCGAGACGGTCGGCGGGGGAACTAAGGACGTCAAGATCCGCTCGACGCTCCTCGAGGGAGGCCGGATGAGCGAGCATGCGGCGGTGAGGTTGTCGGCGCCGACTAGAACGGGAGTTCTAGCCGTAGCCGAAGGTGTCGAGACCGCCATGTCCTACACTCGTCTGACCGGGACGCCATGCTGGGCGAGGCTGGGCGGAAAGAACCTTGGGACCTTCACGCCTCCCCCTGGAGTGCGGAAGCTCATTCACGTTCACGATGGAGACGACGAAGCTGACCGAGCGTATGAGCGGCTCAAGCGTCGTCTGATGGGGAGGATAGAAGTGGTGTTTCACCGAGACGAGGACGGGGATATGAACGATCGGCTTGTCAGGGAGACCTCCCGTGGCGAAGGTTGAGTTTGAGGACCAATCCAGCAAGGACTGTCCACTGTCGCCACTCGTCGAAGAGAACGTTGAGGCGATGCGGGCTCACATGACATCTGCGGATGACATCTTCCGACAGGGTGAGTTTCTGGTGCGAGTATATCAGTCACCTGAGACGGGTGAGTTCGAGATCGTGCGCATCACGCCCAATCTACTGCGAGTCTACGCGGCACGACACATCCACTTCTACGTGGTCAAGAAGAGCGAGCGGATACGAGTGTCGGTCCCCATTGATGCAGCACGAGCCTATCTCGACGCTCCGGGGGACACTCCTCATAAGACATTCGGTGGGCTGACGAACTCCCCGATCATCGATCATCGTTCCGGCAAGGTGGTGTCGAAACAGGGCTACGACATTCGCTCGCGGCTCTACGTTGACTCCCCCGCCGTTGAAATCCCCGACAAGCCCACGAAGGTCCAAGCGAAGGAGGCCCTGCTCAAGCTGCGTCACGCCTTCCGCACGCTGCCCTATGCTGATAGTGAGCGGTGCAGTGACGAGGACGGGAATAACAGCGTGCGACTGGATCTCGACCCCGGAGACGACGAAAGCTCGTTCCTCATCGGAGGTGTTCTGTCAGCGGTGGCCCGAGCCTCGGTGCCGCTGTCACCTCTGCTGGTGCTGGATGCACCGTCGAGCTCAGGCTCCGGTGTCGGCAAGGGATTAGCGACTCACGCGTGTTCAGTGCTCTCGCAAGGACGGAAGGCTCTGCCCATCACGTTCGGCGATACTCAGGAGGAGTTCGACAAGCGGCTGACTGCCACGGTGATGTCTGGCGCTCCCACGCTCATGCTGGATAACTTCAACGCTCGACACCTCGGCGGCTCCACGCTGAACTCGTTGCTGACTGAATCGCCGTCACGCATCCGTCCTCTCGGTTCGTCCAACATGATCGACATTCACCACCGGATGTGGGCGTGCGCGAACGGCACCGGAATCCGCATCAGGGAGGACTTGGCGCGAAGGTCTGTTCTCTGCACGCTCGACTCCCATGTTGAGCATCCAGAGGGACGGAAGTTCACGTTCAACCTCCTGCATGAGATCGCGGAGAGGCGCGCGGAGCTGCTGAGCGCAGCCTTCCTGATACTTCGCTGGGGAGTGCAGAATCCGTGTCCCCCTGGCGATTCGCTCGGCTCCTTCGAGGTGTGGTCCCGTCTGGTCCGGGATCCTCTCATCGCTCTGGGCTGTCGAGATCCAGCAAAGCTCAGGGCGAAAATCAAGGAACAGGACCCCGAGCGTGAGATGTGGACCGAGATCCTCGAGCTCTGGTGGCAGCATCACAAGAACGCAGCCGTCTGTTTCAGCAGGCACGAGAAGGGATACACCATGATGCATCCCGAGTTGAGGCACATGCTCTACGAGGCATTGACGCCGAAAATGGACCCTGACTCGTTGGTCGCCAAGCGAACACTCGGTCGAATACTCGGTGGAAAGAACCGCATGATGTTGAATGACTATCGGCTGTCCGTGATCCCGCGCAAGAACAGCAGGGCTCAGGCTGAGTATCGCATCGAGCAAGTCGCGGCCAAATCCTAGGGCGTTGTGGCAACAGTGGCATGAGTGGCATCTCGATACCCCACTACAGACCATAGAACGAATACACACCATCCTTGCAACAATTCAGTTCGCGCTCTAAAGGGGTTATGGCTGTTGCCACTCATGCCACTGTTGCCACATTTCCGACTGTAGTGCTGCGATTGTTGCTTGACGCTCTACGACTCACGTCGCTCGGGGGAAAAGAGCGATTGCATTCCGCGCTGGCGATATGCCAGGGTGGCACATGAAGGTCCACACGAGAGAGTCGATAGTCCATCAGAAGATAAGGCGGGTGGCCCGACTCCGACCTGACGTGCGAGTGAAACGGATAGAGAACCTCACCGATGTAGGGATGCCCGACATGGTCGTTCTGCTCGGGGGAGTCACCTACTTCGTGGAGGCCAAGATGGGGAGGCTCAGGGTCAACGATGTCCCAGCAGTCCACGTCCGTCCATCTCAGGTCAATTGGATAGAGGGCTGGAGCGAGGCAGGAGGCCACGTCCTAGTGATAGTCGCACTCCCTGATGGGAGCCTGCACTCAGTCGGGCCTGAGTTCGTGCGAGGACTACGACTGGAAGGACTACGGAGCGAGTTCGTCGTGCGGTCCGTGCGGGGACAGCTGACTTACGAGGGATTGTATTCGCTGTTGAGCGCGTGCCAGTATGGCGCCCATGTCAAAACGCCCAGGTCCTCCAAGGTGGAAATCCCAGGGTCGCGCAGAGAGCGCGCCGATGCCACCCGATTGGCCGCGCGTTCGCGCTCAGGTGTTGCGAGAGGAGCCGATGTGCCGTTCGTGCTCGAACAACCTGAGACGAAGTCCGTCAGAGGAAGTGGATCACATCGTGCCTCGATCTCAAGGAGGGTCCGATGACCGAGCGAACCTTCAAGCACTCTGTCGTGAGTGTCACGGATTCAAAACGGTGAGGGAGTCTCACAACCTCCCCCCTAAGCCGACCATCACCTGGACTGGTGCGCCGGAAGGCGAGTGGGCTCGCGCGACTCCGGCTCTGCCTCAGTCCTCTCCGCAGAACCTGCTGAAACGTTTCCGTCAGCGGAAGAAGCCGGACTTCTCGTGATGGCTGGAGCAGGGAGTCATTACGAGTCCGGTTCATGCCGTTCCCGCACGGATTCGACTATTGAATGCGGTTCTGCAATGAACATCGCAAAGCGATCACAAATGGGCACCAAAATCAGCGGGGGACCTCGCCGGGGGGGCGGCGAAAAACCTTGGCCCAATCTACTGCTAACCGGC